CCCTGAGATACCCTGGGATGTCCCTGAGATACCCTGGGATGTCCCTGAGATACCCTGGGATGTCCCTGAGATACCCTGGGATGTCCCTGAGATACCCTGGGATGTCCCTGAGATACCCTGGGATGTACACGAGGTACCCGGAACAACACAGAGATCACCACGAGGTACCCGGAACAACACAGAGATATACACGAAATACAACCAGCTACACACAAAAATACATCATAAATACATACAAAATATTTCGTTGCTTTACACGTCATCATCGCACCTAAACGCGCTAATCACTCGAATCACTATACAGAGACACTCGTTCGTTTCTTGCTAGATAATACGGGCGCTTTAATAACTGGGTATATATAGAAATATATGAAAACACTAAGTGTATATATTATTTATCACAATAAGGTATATGACAATAATACGCGAACATTTCACAGGGATCATATGAAACAATCTCTCATATGGTACGCAGTAAACGAAAAGATTGTAAAACTACCCCATCCCACTATACCAGAAGAATCTCACATTAGAGAATGGGAGCTTCCTATCTATAACCCACTGTACCAGATGACAAACTTCTATCAGAACAGCGCCTTCTTACACATCTTCTGGAATAATCTCCATACAAAAACAAAATACATAGGCTTTGCGCAATATGATATGTCCCTAGATGCCAATGAACTATTGGCGATAGAACTTCAGATGAAAGATAATAATACAAACACAGTATATATAGCATTTCCGTACAACCCTCTCATATTATATAATGATATATACACTCCCCAATTCTGGGAAGAATGCTTTTTAAAACCATACAATAGCTTCTATAACACAAACCATACAGCCTCCAATATAATCGCAATGCCTCTACCTCTGTTACATACGTTTATAATTCCATCTTGGTTCTTTGCGCATATGATGCCCTTCATAGAAAAAGTTATACCAACAGTACTTCGAAACCTTCAATGGGACACAAGGCATCTGGCTGGAACTCTTGAACGCATCTTCGCCCTATGTATATCATTTGGCATACAGGAACAAAAATTAAATAATGTTGTAAAGCTAAATGGAATTATTACAGATATAGAGGGACAGCGCGAGAATGATTCATTCAGAGGAATCTAATACCCTCCTCTCTAGGCGTGCTTCTCAATGAGCCACGCATCCACCACACACTTGGCCTTCTCAAGTGAGACGCCAGTCTTTGAAGCCAAGATCTTCCCGCAATGTAGCGCGAAACGATCCTCGGCACTCGGCGCATCCTTCTCATAATCCTCACTCTCCTCCTGGACAAACGCGTCCCACCAAAGAGAATACTCGCGGTGGAGGATCGCATTCATCTGAGAATGGCCCTCCGTAAACTCAGCATCGGTACACTTCCCATCGTTGGCGAATACAACATCCTTCTTCTTCTGTACAGGTGCCTTCGCACTGGTACGCCCCTCCAAATAGTTCAGGCAATGCGAATACAGACCAAGAAACTCCACGGGAGCCTTGAGGGTGTGATAGAAAGCGCGCGCCTGCGCGCGAGACCAGTCCTCGGCAGTCTCCTTCTTGGAATTGTAAGTGGAATAGGAAGAAGCAAGGAACGCATCCAGCTTGGAAACGGTGCTAGAGTTCACAGACGCGGTGCGAGATACACGGGAATGAGACATTTCAGGCGGGACTGATTTCCGCCCAGCCGACCGAATCAATTTTTGATGGCATCATCATTTTCTAAAAATGATGCGATCATTATAGACCCTATCATAGTCCACAATGGAACATATATCTTTGCGTGACAAGGCACAAGACCTTATTATCAGGCTAACATTGTTGAGCAAAGATAATATTCAAATAACAAATATCTCAGGAGCAGATATGTTATATACAGATGGAAACGCTGGTCTGTATGAATTCAAACTTACTCAAGGTACGAACAATGTGTATATAGCATTCCACGGTATTATGTTTCGCTCGGAAGATCCAGACTTCCGCAGAACACTACAACACTGGCACGCAGAAGCTACGAGGAACGCAGTTTTCAAGTATTCTTAAAAAAACCCTGCTTATCCATCTCTTTTACAAAGTCCTTGATAGTATCTAGCGCATACCCAGTATAGGAAGACATCTGGCGAATTGTCATAGGCCCCTTTCGCAACTCATTGCGAATCTTCATCATCTTACCCTTACAAGGATCGTATTTCCTCCCATTCGTCCAAGCAGGTACAATCGGCTTTTTATTACCATCAGCCGTGAATAGATTGCCCCGCGCAATATTAGAAGCATGCCCATAGTCATCTTCAATTAACTCTAGCTTCATCTCGTATGATATAGGTTTTTTCATAGCCTTTTTATGGATTACAGCATCTTCTTGAGGAGGTGGCAGATCTTCCTCAACGCCCGTGTAAGATTCTATTATATTCTCAATATGTTCTTGCGATGCTGTACCATTCTTGCTGGCATCTTCAGGAACCTCAACCACACACTCCTTATTGCGCCCATTTTCTAGAGCCTTCAGTTCATCCTTCAGTTTTAAAAGCTCCTTCCTCTTTTCTGCGATTTTTCCAATAAGGATATATTCTGCGTCAGTGCGAACAGAATTCATTACTAGAACATAGTTTATAAAATCTTTAAGGCTTGAACAAACCCGCAATAAAAATTGAGTAACCGTGTTAAAGGGAATGGTAAGTCCACCCAATGGACAACCTGTACGTGGAGCGATGGCCCATCTCCTTCAAGAAGATTTCCCAGGATGTGAAATTCAATGTGTCTACTGTCTGGGCATTTACACCCGAAACCAATCAGCTCAAGCGTGTTGCGCAGTGGGTCGCATTTCCGTGGGGAGGTGTCTGGGAAGATACGCCAGAGTCTATAAAGCCTGCGAGGATGGTGGAAGGTAAGCTCCACAAGATTGCTCCTAAGCACACCCATATTCTAGAGCCGGCCAGAACGACGAAGCTCCTTTCCAAGGATCAGAAAGAATCGCTGGACTTCCTTGTGAAATTCCCTGAGAGGGGCTTTCACAATCATAAGAAGTGGCTGTGTAAAAATTGAAACCTGGGGATACGGGTGTTTGTGGTCCTCCTACCACAACGCAATGGACTACAGCGACGAGTACGATAGCATGGCCGAAGAGTGGGAAGATAACAACTATATGAAGGGTCCTATGGCCGGTGGCGGTGGCGGTGGCGCAAAGAAAAAGAAGAAACCGACCACCGTGGGGAAGAAGAGAGAGGGGGTGTACAAGCTTGGGGTACTGACAAAACGCAGTGTCCCGCAGGGTGTAAGATGAAGTGCTGTGTTTCTCTCACAAAGCGTTAATGACTATATATTTTTTACAAAGTATTAAAAATTGAATGAATTGTGAAACTTATTAGATAGTCTACCCTTAGAACCCCCGCTATGGAACCATTGATCTTCAAGAATACAGGAGGTGGTGTATTCGAATTCCCCTTTGAAGCACGACGAGTGGGCGACTTCACTAAAGAAGAAACCCTGATCATAAGCGACTGGGATGATACCTTGAATATAACTAATATGCTTATGGGCGAATATGCGAGGTATGCGAGTATGCTAGAAGAATGCCCTGAAATACCGAAAGAATTACAGCCTATCTTTGATGTCGTGGCAAAAGCTACGAAAGAATTCTTGACAGAGGCTCAAAAATATGGGAGGGTTGTTATTGTGACAAATGCGTCAGAAGGATGGGTTCAGATTTCCTGTAAACGATTCATGCCAAGTATCTACGATCTTGTTACCAGTTTTACTATTATATCCGCAAGGGAATGCTACGAGGAATACACCCCTTCTCCACATTTGTGGAAACAGTACGCTTTCCGTGATATACTCTTAACGCAATTCTTAAAAACACCTCATATCCGTAAAAACATCATTAGTGTGGGTGATGGCACAGCAGAACAATATGCTATCAGAAGCCTCAGAGCATCTTGTTACGGAAAAACGAATATTGACCTTATTACTATAAAATCTATTCGCATCATAGGAATGGTGAAAGAAGGGGTTATGGCGAGGCAACTCAAATTTATCACAGATTCTCTTGATAAGATCGTACAGTACAGTCTGCCCATAGACGTTGAGTTGGAATTTGATAAATTTGCCTTATTTCGGAGTATACCTCGGATATCTCGTGAGTTTCGCCTAGAGCCATTCGCGGTTCCTGGTTCTGTAGAAGGGAAAAAAGAGGAAGAACTCTGTGACATGGGTCTGGAGCTATTGTGTGAGTGTAAGAGGTGTAATAACGGTTGGTAGCGGGCGAGATGATTCCAGTTGTTTGTAAAGATCATCCATATTTATGAGCGCGCGCAACTTCTCTAGCTGGGTAGCTTCTAAGGCGTTCAAAGATACTTCTGTGATACGAGAGATCTCATCATCTGATAACCAATATGGCCGAATGGTGAGAATATAGGCCTTTAGCTTATTTATTTTTTCGTCTATCTCAGCACACGTATCATACGCGTGATTAATCTCCTCCATCTCTATACCTGCTGGGAATGTACATAGCAGACGATACTTAACATCCCACTTACGATGGGCTTTCTTCAAATCCCAGAGTTCCTCGTATATCTCTAAGGATTCGTGGGCTTCTTGAATAATTCTTGAAAGTTGGGAGCCTGTGTAAAAGGGGTTGTGTGCGGTCATTGGTTGGTGGCTTGGGACTGTTCGTGTGTCAGCGATTGCTGATCATTTTTAGGAGGGCGGGGCGGGGTCGCGTCTTATGTATGTGTCTAAGACACCTCTTTTACACAGCTTTAAAAATTGAAATGGCTTACTGTTGGTTGGATAAGTCCCCCCAACAACAAACAATATGCAGTGCGAGATGAGCCAAGTTCAGAGTGAGATCTGCGGGATTTGCCACGACGATGTGATTGATTCTGGAGCTGGCGGCGTGGCCACGGGAAGCCTGAAGACGTCGTGTGGCCACATCTTTCACCCTAAGTGCCTGTGGAAGTGGTATTCGTCGCAGGACCAGTCAAACTGCCCCATGTGCCGTGCGCCGGCCACTGAGTGGGAGCAGGCGCACGAGCATTATGAGGAGGAGTCCGAGAAGTCGCTGATCCAAGAATTTGACGACGGCGGGCTTATTCGCATCACGCGCGTGGCGATGGAAGGCCTCTTGCAGAGCCAGGGTGGCATTGGCGTGACAGCAGGCGTGGAGGCCGAGCTGCCATTTGACATGAACGGCGAGGTCACCATCACGCGCTACGAGTTTGCGCGCATCATGGCGGAGCAAGGGGCGACTGCGTTAACCGATGAGTCCTGGACCCAGCTGATGTGCACCTTTCCCGCAGGGGACGAGCTATTTGGCGTGGCGGAGATGCCGCCAGAGGCTGTGCCGGTGCCTCTTGTGGAGCCCGAGGAGGAGCCTAGGCTGACATTCACCCGCGCCCAGGTTGAGAACTTCCTTCGCGCCATGGGCTCTTCTTGCACGGTTACGGAGTTCTTCAACGAGGAGGACGGAGAAGAGGAGACGCTCGTTGTCACCATGACGCACGCAAGCCTTGCAGCTCGCTTGAGTAGCATCGTCGGAAGGGAGGTTGAGGATCCCGCGCGCAGGTCCCTTATACTCAACCCTGAGGATGAGGCAGGGGTGTAAAAAAATATGTAGTACCCCTGTGCCTTAAATATATTCGGACGCGCAAGCGTTTTTTTATGGTGCTTCGTATTGTGTACACTAAGACCTCTTACAAAAAAGAGAGGCTCTTATGGCCGTTCCTCTTCTTGTCCCCCTGTCCCCCGAATATCTTGTATTTTGTCTTTTTACTCGTCGTCGCCCTCAGATGCCGTGTAGCGAATCGGCTCGGCCTCGTTGTCAGGCTGGAAGAAGCCCACCCAGTGGCTCAGGCCATTGGTCGCCGCGTCAATCCCGTAGAGGCCGTTCGAGGACTCGTCGTGGAAGTAAGTGACGCCGGCGATCGTCAGCTTGGGCATCACGTCCTCCTCGGGCTCTGCCGGCGCAGGCGTGGCCTCGGCGCTGATGGGCGCGGTGGCCTTGGCCTTGGCCTTGGTGGGCTTTGCCGGCTTGGCGGCGAGCTTTGCCAGCTTCGCGGCCTCCTTCTCGGCCGCCTTCTGCTGCTTCGCAGCCTCCTTCGCGGCCTCCTTCGCCAAGTACGCGCCCTCCTTCGCCAAGCGCGCGGCCTCCTTCTTGGCGGCCTTCTCGGCCGACTTGGTGGCGGCCTTCTGCTCCTTCTCCGCGGACTTGGCCTCCTTCTCCGCGGACTTGGCGGCGGCCTTCTGCTCCTTCTCCAGCTCCTTGGCGAGCTTGGCGGCCTCCTTCTCCTCGGCGCTCTTTGCCTTGGCGGCGGGCTTCACCTTAGGAGCGGCGGGCGCGTCAGAGGGCGTGGCCGAGTTCTCGGCCTTGAACTTCTCTACGAAGGCCTTGTACACGGCCTCGTCCTCCTTGCGAATCTCCCCGCAGACGACGGCATACTCAGGCGCAGTCTTGCAGGTGGTGAAGCGCTCGGCCAGGGTGGCGCGGCAGTGCGCCATGAATGCGAACCAGGCCTTCTGGCCGACGGCGGCCGGGCGCTTCACCTTCTCCTCCTTGGGCGCGTTCGTGATCATCTCGCGAATCTCCTTGGTCATCTTCTTCAGCTCCTCGCGGGGGAGGGTGGACAGCAGGGCGCGCGCGGCAGTCATGGGCACAGAGGACATCTTGAGCTTGGGAGTATGCTTATTTCTAGGCGGGGGACATGCTAAACGGGGCCGGGCCAGTTTCAATTTTTTTCAAACCCCCTCTTATAGGGAGGGGGCCATACCCAAAGAGGTGCTCGTCATAAGAGGAGGCTACAAAAAAAGAGCTCTTTTGGCTCCTTTTCGTTTTTGACCCCCCTTTTATATTTTTTTTGCTTTTTCGTTTTGACCCCCCTTTTATATTTTTTTTGCTTTTCGTTTTTGACCCCCCTTTTATATTTTTTTAGCGCGCCTTATGCTCAGGCCTTAATGGCCTTCGCGGCGTCCTTCGCGGCCTTCGCGGCATCCCTGGCAGCCTTCTTGGCCGCCTTCTCCTCGGCCTCCTTGGCCTTCAGGGCGTCCTTCTCTGCCTTCTTGGCCTCCTTGGCCTCCTTGGCCGCCTTCTCCTCGGCCTCCTTGGCCTCCTTGGCCCGGGCCTTCTCCGCCTTCTTGGCCTCCTTCTCCGCCGACTGGGTCGCCTCCTTGGCGGCCTTCTGCTCGGGGGTCAGGCGCACGCGCTTCGCGGGCTTCGTGGCGGAGACTGGGGCCTCGGCGTCAGAGATGGGTGCCTCGTCAGCGGGCGCCTCCTCAGCGGGCGCCTCCTCAGCGGGCGCCTCGTCAGAGGGCACCTCAGAGTCACAGGGCCCCTCAGAGTCAGACACGTCAGAGGCCGGGGCCGAGTTGTCAGGCGACTTCTCGGGCGTGTTGTCGGCCTTGAACTTCTCCACGAAGGCCGTGTACACGGCCTCGTCCTCCTGGCGAATCGCCTTGCACACCACGGCCATCTCGGGCGCCTTCATGCCCGCGGTGAAGCGCTCAGGCAGGGTGGCGCGGCACTGCGCCATGAATGCGAACCAGGCCTTTTGGCCGACGGCCGCCGGGCGCTTGGCCTTCTTCTCCTTCTTCTCCTTCGGCGCGCTGGCGATCATCTCACGAATCTCCTTGTTCAGGGTCTTCAGCTCCTCGCGGGGGAGGGCGGACAGCAGGGCGCGCAGCTCGGTCAGGTTGGAAACAGAGGACATCTTGTAATGCTTGAGGGTTTGGAAGTTTGTAGCTTATTGTTGCTAGGGGGTGGACTTGGATATTGGGGCTGGCCGAACTTCAATTTTTTTCTCCCGCGCGGGGGCACCCTCTTATAGACCCCTTGTAGGGGTATTTTACCCCTTATAGGGGTGCTTTGGGAGTAATTAGGCACCCCTTTGGGGGTGCTTTGGGGGTAATTAGGCACCCTTCAGGGGTCTAAGGGTACCCCTTCGGGGGTCTAGGGATACCCCTTCAGGGGTCTAGGGGTACCCCTTCAGGGGTCTAGGGGTACCCCTTCAGGGGTCTAGGGGTACCCCTTCAGGGGTCTAGGGGTACCCCTTGGGGGGTAATTAGGCACCCCTTAGGGGGTCTAGGGGTGCCCCTAAAGCCCCTAAAGCCCCTACAAGCCCCTTATAGCCCCTACAAGCCCCTACAAGCCCCTTATAGCCCCTACAAGCCCCTTATAGCCCCTAAAGCCCCTAAAGCCCCTACAAGCCCCTTATAGGCCCTAGAAGCCCCTATAAAAATTGAACTTGCCAGCCTTGCCGAAGGGAAGTCTGCCGCGTGGCCCCCGCAAACCCATTTAGGAAACAATATGACCTCCACAAAAATCTTCCTGCCCCTCTACAACGCCTGGCTCAAGGGCCGTGTCACCAAGTGCGCCTGTACTAACTCGGACGACGACCTCTACGACGTGGGATTCACCTGCTTACACCACGACGCGCTAGTCTTCCGCGACTGCTTCTGCTACTACTCCTCTCAAAAGGGCATCGAGTGCCAGCTCTGCTCTTACAGGCAGATGGGCGACCTCCTCAAACACGCCCACGACCAGCTGTCGGCCGAGGAAAAGGCCACACTTGTAAATAGCCCTAGCGCGTTTCTAGACGAGGGCCCCACCAAGCTGTCCACAATCGCCTTGTGTATGACAGCACTGCTCATGAAGCGCGAGGAGATGGCGCAAGCAACCCCTGGTGAGGTGGACGTTAGGGAGGAGGATCCAGTGACCAAAAAGATCATTGAAGAGGTGACAGCCCTCCTCTCGCAAACCAAAGTGAACAGCTGTTACTGCGTGTTCAAGCCTATAGGCAAACTCATAGACGCAGAGCATTTTATGGAAAAGGACTGTGGGTGTAAGGGTACTTAACTAGGAAAGGGAGTAAAAGGCAAAAGACAAAAAACAAATAAAGAGCCTTTTTTGTTAGCTAGCTCTTTTACACCCTGAAAAATTGAAGCAGGGCTCACTGGGCCCATAATAGTTCCCCATGACCTCCGCCATGTTAATCCTAATCTACCTAATCCCTGTATTCCACGGCCTTGTTATTTGGTCCGACATCTTCTGTAACAGGATGCGTGCTGAGGGGAAACTGAGTCCCATCCAGGAGCCGTGCGCTCCAGGATACTACTGTCCCTCTCCTAGCGAGGCCATACTCTGCCCACTGAACTCCTACTGCCCAGGAAATGTCACGGCCTCTATATCCTGTCCATCTAGCTATATAACCCTAAGCCTAGGAGCCACCTCACAAGATAACTGTACTGGACTGATGCCCATCTTAAACCTTCGTGGCTCATATAACACAACGAATCTATACTCTGTTCCCATAGAGGGCTGGTGTAGCTTTACAGATGTTCAGAAGGCTGAGATTATCACTGGATTCATTATCCTGTATATATTTGTATTCAGCATGAGTGTGCTAAGATATCGTTACCTGAGCAAGACGAAAAGACTCTTTCATAAAAATTGAACGTGGAGGGGCCGTGTAGATCATGTCCCCTCCCCATTCCGCCATGGCCAAATACCTCTCGTCTGCTCGTATTACGCACCTCTTTGATCAGCTCCCCACGGACATGATCTACTACGAGATCTTCCCCTACCTAGACTACAATTCGCGCGTTACGGCGAACCTCCTCCTCCCCAGCAAAGACCGGCTCAGCGTTCCTCTGCGCAAAGATGCCGCGCTACAATTCCACCTTCATCTTGCCGGCAGAATGTTCAAAAATATCCTGGATAAGCAAAGAAATGCAAAGAGCAACCTAGCCCGCAACAGGCTAAGCCTGAAGGTGTGGCGCGCGGTGTTAGTTTACCCCCAACTATTTCAGTATAACTCGCGGTTGCGCGAGGTTGTAAAGGATAAGGCGCTGGAGTTCAGCGACCCACGCCTAGAAGAATTAACTCGTATTTCCCCCTACACGTGCAAGGAGCTCAAAAAGCTCTGCGAGACCTTCCTTCTTTCCCTTGAGACGTCTGTTCCCTTTGTGCGAGATATTCCCCCTCTTGTGACAACGATAGAGGATTGGTCTGCCGTTGTGGAGTAATTAGGGATAACAGGGACAAGATATTTTTGGTCTATAAAAGTTGAAACACAGGGGTCATGAAAATACTAGTCCCAATGCCCCAGAATCGTATTAGCAAGAAGAGCATGAAGGCTCAAGATAAGTCTAGCCAGGCTGTGAAGCTGGCGATTTCCTCCGAAAAGAACCAATTTGCGCGGGTTGAGAAGGTTCTCGGCGGTACACGCTTCCACGTAAAATTCCATGACGGCGAGAAGCTACACACTGGGCTCCTCGCCACTCCTCGCGGACTGTTCAGCGCTGACGGGCGAAAGCGGGTGAACATTGGGCTAGGGGACTTTGTTGTGTTAGAGGGGGCTGAGCTGATCAAAGATGTAAGGGCTGAGGGAAAAGATATTTCGCTAGAGATTTACGGTTTGTTAGACTCACAGACGGCTGTTCAGCTTTACCAGACAGGGCGCATTCACAAGGCCATTTACGAGGAGCAAGAGGAGGATCAGGGTGGATTCATCTTTAGCGACAAGGCCGAGGACTCAGAGGAAGTGGATATTGACGCGATCTAAAAAATGAATTGCGTCGCCATATATTTTTCATAGTCCCCTCTTACACAATGACAAGATGTTTGGCACTTGTTGAGAAAGATGACATGACCTATAGAGCTTGTCGTAATAATGCGCACGAAGGACACTTATGTTCCTCTCACAGTGGGTATTCCTTTAAGGATATGCTTGGTACAAAGAGGAACAATCCTCTGAAATTCCTACATCTGCGTAAACAAGGTGTAAGAGAGGTTGTGGAAGAGTGGATTAGGCTTGGACTGGTTGAGATAACTGCCAAGGCAATTGGCGGGCTTATCCGAAAAGAGTTCTGGGCGTATTTCTGGATGCTCTGTTCGCGACATACGAAGATCCGCCCTGAGTGGAACATGTCTTTATACAAGGGCACGATTGAACAGATGTTTCGATGGTGGAATGTGGTGTCTTATGGTCCCTTTCAAGTATATAACGCCGACATACTTCGCCTGATTTGTGTAAAAGGGAGATGTGAGCTGTTCTATCAGGGTCTCTTCTGTTTCCCTAGGGGGATGATGGTGGGCATTCAAGAGAGTGATTTGATCAAGCTCTTGGATGACGTGGCGTCTTTGTATCCTGAGTGGCTTCTGGAGTTCTGGATGAGCGGGGAGCATGCGAAACAGCTTCGCGAGAGTGATCATCCTTTGGCGCGGATGCTTGAAGATGTCTGGGTGGAGAAGTGGTTTGTACAGAAGAAGGCTGGGTTTTATGGGAGGAAGTTGCCGTTTACGGAAGAACTCTGCGCCGTTGTCTATGGGAGCGCGAAACGCGCGGTGGATTGGACGATGGACTGGCGGGAGGCGAGGGATTGTAGGGGGCGGTGGGGCATCCAGGGCTTATAAATTTGAATAGTTATGCTGGTATTTTTATTAGTCCCTTCTCGGAAATGTGGCCACAGAATAATGCTAGCTCTTGGCCTGACATGAAAACGCTTGTGAAGCATAGCCTTGCGTCTGTTGTCGCTCCCGCGCCTATTGATCCGCAGGTGATAAAGGACCATGAGGAAAATCTTGTGGCCATTGCTGCTGCGCAGGCTGCCTTGGCAAAGGCTGTGGCACGAATGGACAAGGTTTTGGGAGACCGAAATGCTCTGGAGACTCGCAATGCGTCATTGAATAAATGGCATAACAGGGCTGGCACAATCGCGGAGCAAGAGCGGATTCGTAAAGATCTGGATGAGTGTCAGGTTGCCAAGGAAAAGGCCCAGGTGGCAGTGAATGATTTACTGCGCCTTGATGAGCCACTTGTGAAGAAGATAGACGCAATGAAGCTGTCACTGGAGAAACATGAGAAGTATTTACAAGTGTGTGAAGAGTATAGGGTCCTCTCTAGCTCTTTGTACGACTAAAAATTGAAACGGGTTGTTGAGCGAAAGGGGAGTCCGCACCCATACAAATGAACTCGCTTTCCTTGAAGATGTTCGCTGAAAATTTCACCACGGAGACGCTGGAAAAGAACATTGTACCGATCCTTACGATGCTAATGGCGCTGTTTATTGCCACCTTTATCATGCTAGAGCTCCTATGTGAGCAGAAGATTGAGGATGTCGATGACTGTGATGAGGATGTGGAGGAGGATGAGCATGTGGAGGAGGACGAGGAGATGGAGGAGGACGAGGATGAGGAGATGGACGAGGATGAGGGGATGGACGAGGATGTGGAGGGGGACGAGGATGTGGAGATGGACGAGGATGAGGAGATGGACGAGGAGATGGAGGAGGACGAGGACGAGGAGGATGAGGAGGATGAGGATGAGGAGGATGAGGAGACGGAGGACGAGGACTACACAGACAACGAGGACACCGAGGAGGAGGATGAGCGTATTCCATTTGCGTGCAAGGCGCGGGTCAATGATCGTATTGTTCGGCACGGCACATTTGACACGACCACCCATACCTTTGAATTTGACAATGGCCTTCATGCGCACTCTCCCAGTGGCGCATGCCAAGTGATCCTTAACAGGGGTACAGCAACAAATAAATGGCAAGGCCCTTCACACGTCTATCTCTATATCAATAACAAGTGGGTTGTATTCAGGCAGACCGCATATTACTAACTTATTCCGAGAAACCCACATATTTTTAGTGTCTTTGATAAAATTGAAATCGGTGTAAAAGGGGATATGTAGTCCACCTCCAACGTATACAATGGGCCTTGTTCAGAGCCAGAACTGCGTGAACCTTGCGATGCTTCCTCCCGAAGTTTGGGCAGAGCTTCAGGCCGAGTACTTTACTGTCCAGAGGAATTCAAATGAGGAGGGTTGGCCGAAGGATGGCCAGTCTGGTTGTGTGGAGGAGAAGGGGTGGCGTATTCAAAAGGCCGCGCATTCTACCCACTGTACTCAATACAAGTCTGGGTGTGGGCCGACCGATTCAGCTGAAATGGGTGATTCCGTGGCTACCAAATATTACAAGGGAGAAGGCGATGTGTGGCGTGTCTTCATGAGCAATGGGTGGTGTGGGCCTATACAACACGGCCGTGTACATAAGCACGCGTGTGGCTGGCGCATATGTGATCCCAAGAGGCGCACCTTTTGGCCCACGCGGTGCAAGACGCCCATGGAGAAGGAGGCGTGGTGGGCGTGGTTTGATGAGCAACTTGAGAGCCTGCCTATCATGCCCTCTGGCAAACCTAGGCTCCCTACCATTGAACTGCCGGCCCCTCGTGTCTCATCGGTATAGAATTCCGTAAAAAATATATTGCCCCCCTGGCTTGTATTTTTTACTCAAATGCCTTGGTGATCACGCGCTTAATAGAATCAATCTGCTCCTCGTTCGTCATGCGCTCCAAGATATCTCCCCACTGATCGTATTTTCCGTCAGGGCGTTTGGTGCCCCTGCATGAAGGGCCGACGAAGATGGCCTCGCCACCTTCCACAATGCGAAAGATGCCCACATATGTTTTGCGCTTGAAGGATTTTGGAGCCCAGCGTCCACAGGATTTGATAGCGCATCGGAAACGGTTTGTCATGTCGGACAAAATATCATGGGGTGTAAGAGGGGTGCCTGCGCAGAATAAGCACTGGTTATTCTCATCCCTTAGGGTTTCTGAGTTTGCGTCGCAGTCGTAGAGGCCGGCGGGGTTGCCGTGGTCGTCCGTGTCTCGGAAGTAGAGCGTACAGTCTACCATCAGGTCGCTATGTTCGCCTTGGCCTTTCATGAATCCCCAGGGTTCCACGAACATGCCCTCAGATGACAGAGTGGCAAATGCTTTTTTCAGCTTGTTCCAGATATTGGCGTTTTTCTTTGACTGGGTGCGAATGTCCATGGTTGTTGGAAGGGGGAGGACTTGTTAGATGGGGGACTGTGGCTTCATTTTTATTGGTGCTGTTTAGTCAAAGAGTATTTGTAAAAATTGAATTGTGAGTGGGCCGTGTATGGCAGTCCCCCCTTCAAATCAACCATGCCCACCATCGGCACACACAAGCTTTCTTGCGCTACTCTTTCGCCCGCCGATCAGGACAAGGTACGGAGCACTTATTCCCAGGTGGTTCGTGCGCTTTCTGAGCTCGCGCATGAGTCTGGCTTTGTGACTAGCTACGTATTGGAGGTGAACGCTACTGTCGCGGGCACAGAGGCACAGCCTATTCCCCTCGCTCAGGTGGAAGCCGAGATATTTGCTGACGCGGCTGCGAACGCGGCTGCGAACGCGGATCACCACATCTGCGACATCTGTGGCGAGGTTCCCCCGTGGCGAGAGGTGGACAACGAGCGGGGTCTCTGCTTTGAGTGCGCCGGCCACCTGGACGACGGCATCAAGTACTACACCGAGGAGTTTGCGTTCGCATCGATTCACGGGAAGGACGCGCTTCGCCTCTTGGTCCTGCGCCAGCGGGCTGACAACTGCCGTGATCTCATCGCCGCCGCCGCTGCCACCTATGACGGCGACCTCGAGGCGCATGAGGCCAGTGTAGAGGAGAAGATGCTGAATAAGCGCGCCGCAAAGTGCCTGGCGCGCCTGCCCGCCTCCTTTGCGCCCTGGTGGAAGGACACCTGGACTCACGAGAAGTGGTGCCAGATGGGTGAGGCGCGAGATGAGGTGGGCTGGGCTGTGGAAAAGGAGGCTCCTACCGAGCAGCACGAGGTGTGCAAGCTGAAGGCCGAGCACGCCGAGGTCCTGGCGAACATTGAGCGGGCGCGGGAGGAGGACATGGAGGCCGTGGAGGCGCGGCACCAACGTGAGATGGAGGCTCATTCGTGGGAGGTAGCACGAGCGGAGGCTACGGTGGGTATGGCGAAGAGGCGGGCGGAAATACTTCAGGGCGAGATGGACGCTGCCACGAAGGCCCTACAGGCCACGCGTGTAGAGCTTGAGCGACTGAGCGCAGAGAATAAGAAGCTTGAGCGCCAGGTGGCCGAGCACTCCCGCATTTCTATACAGACACTGCGGCTTGACCAGGAGACGGCGGAGATGCACGCGCAGATGCTTCGCACGGAGATCGCCGAGCTGAAGAAGGAGAATGAGGGCTTGCGTAAGCTCGTGTTTCCCACCCTAAATCTACAGGCTGCCTCCTCTGGTGTAAAGCTGGAGCCTGAGCTCGCTCCTAAGCTCGCTACTCCGCTCGCTCCTAAGCTCGCGCCCAAGTTTACGACTTCGCTCGCAGAGGTGGTGCGAGACTCGCCAGAGCTCAAGGAGGAGAAGACATGGAACGATGGCGTAAATATCTGCTACGCCCTGACGCAAAAGGATTACGAAGATATGATAAAGACGCAGTGGGCCTTGCCTTCTGTGGAAGTTGTTGAGCCCGATGCCCGCCTAGATCTCATGGAATGCCCCTCGCCAATACTACCTGATCAGCTGATGGAATGCGTATGCTACGAGTGCCCTCCTGTTAAGAAAGAGGCCGAGGTCAAGGCCAAAAGGCCCAACTACAACCATCCCAACTGGCCCTCGCCGACGACGAAGCGCTTCGCCAAGCACCTTGCGAAGTATGCACACAAGGACCCAAAAGCCATTAAAACCCACGAGGAAGCTCTAGAATTCATCGCGAAACGGGCGAAGGTGAGTGTGGAGACCCTTCTGAACATGAGTCTCAAGGCCTACCAATCGGCTCACGAGCCGTGGTCATTGGTCCAAGATCCTTGGTCGCCACCCAACAGTCTGTACTTCCACTGTGAGCTCTAAAGAAAAAGAGGGGGACAAATATATTTTTAGTCCCCATGTGTATATCTTTCATAAAAATTGATAAGGGTAGTACATTATGCTATATAGGTCCCACCTCTAACAAAATGGATTCTATGAAAGCCCATCTAGCGAACTGTGCGTGCGGAGCCTGTCATAATAAGCGCGTGGCGAATGGCACACAAGAGGCGTATGAGCGCGAGTTGCGCGCTGCCACGGATAAGGTTCTTAAATCAATGGCAGTCCAGGTAAATCCTCAGACAAGTATTAACACTCTTGTTTCAGCCACCAAGGCAATGCCTGGGGGTGAGACAGACCTGGGTTTCGCAAAGAATCTCTTTCAGACTGTCCAGGGTGTGAAGTTTGACGATAAGTGTCCGCATGGTTCTCCCTTCTACGCGTGTATGCCTTGTAGCCATTAAGAACTTCAGCAAAAGAAGGGGTATAAAAATTGAATTGCGTGGATTGTGTAAAAGGGAAGTCCCCCTGTTTCAACGCAAATATGGCTGTGTGTCAAGCCCGTGTCCTCGACTGCGAGCAAGTCTTTCCTCGCACCGGCGAGAAGTTTCACACGAGCAAGGAGTGCGGTAAGAAGCCGAAGGTGAAGATCGGCGTGGATGACGGCGAGAGCAGCATGTATATCTGCGCGAGCTGTTTTCGGCGCTTCAGCAAGAGAGTGGCTGTCCCTGGGGACTGGTACGGATGGTTTGATTGTGAGTATCCTGCTGAGGCGCGGGTGAAGTTCTCTCCGTGGTGGCGAGCAGCCGTGGCCGCGGAAGAGGCTGCTCCTGCTTATGCAGAGGAGGAGTCCGAGGCAGAGGCAGAGGAGGAGTCCGAGGAAGATGAGAGGATTGCCCTCCTCACGCAACAGATCGCTGCCATGGAGATCAGCCTTCAAAAGAACACGCCCCAGATGAAAATGAAAGAGGTCGTGGCCGTCCACAAACAACTTATTCAAGCGCGTGCCCAACTAAAAATTATTCAGCGCGCCTAAGATCCAAATATATTTTTTGCTTAGATGCTCACGGGCCAGTTGTTCATCGTGGTAGTCACCGTGTCATAAATCAGGTCGCGAGTCTGCGAAGTAATGTTCCTCGGGTTAATCACCACCGTGGGCATATTCGGAGTGAGGATCTGCATATTGGCAAAGGGCTCCTCATCAATGGCCACCAGGCGCAGAGTGTTGCTCAGATACTCCATCACCTCCGTACGCGTGAGGTTGCGCGCACGGGTCTTGAGCTTACCGTCGCCGTCGCGGAATGTAATCTTGAAGGCATCCTCGCCGATGCGATAGATATTCACAATGTCGTCGTGCTTTGAATCAAGCCCAGGGCGCATGAAGCGAAGCGTAATGGGAAGAAGGGGCGGCGCCTGCGCCTGCACAGAAGCGCGGTGACGCTGGCGAGCCTCAAAGCGCTCGCGATGAATGCTCGGGGGAGACACAAGCCGAGGCATCATGTTCACGGTATCCAGCTCCTCGGCACTCAGCTGAGCCTCCAGGAACTCGCGAATGGTTGTAGAATCGTAAGGGCTACCCACGAACGCAGGGAAGCCCTGGTCCAGGTCATCCACCAGAAGCACGAGGCCACGCAGATAATCCGAGCGAATGTTCCCGTACATCCAGCGCGTGGAGCAAATCTCGTAGATCAGCCACGCAATACCCTCTTGCTCCTCGTTCAAATACGTCAGGAAATGCGTCAGAGGGAATGAATAGCTGTAAGGGTACTCGGTGGCAACCTGCAGATTCTTCTGCACGGTCTCAATATATGGCGTGGGCACGAGCGACTGGCTCCACTCCTGCAGAATAGAGCTCCAGTTGAAGATACGGGTCTGCTGAGGGGCGTTAGGGTTCCAGAACATTGTAAGCGGGACAGGCCATACGGGGCCTGGCACGAATCAATTTTTTATGGCCGCGGCAGCCACCACGGCGGCCGGTTTACTTTTTCTCCTCCTCAGGCTCATTCACGCTGACAACAACATCAGTAGTTGTCGTGGCAGGAGCATTAGGATCTTTCAGAGGATTGAATGATACCGATTTCTTCGGCTCATCTATAGACCGCCTCGACATCGTTCTGCCTCTGTCAACAAGAGTACTTCTGGTGAATGACATCGGATGTTGAACACCCTTGCGTGATTCCTGTTGCTGTATTACCTGTTTCTCTAGACTCTCCACACGCTCATGCATCGCCTGTAAGATAGTTCCTGATAAATCGGACACGGCCTTCTCCAGACGCCGGTCTACATCAGGCATCATCGCCTCGTGCCACACCTTGCGCTTCTGCTGTAAGAAAACAGCGGCGTCTGTGGCCACTTGCTTCAGACGCTCATCCTTGGAATTGAACACCTTGGTGTGATCCACTCCATGAGCAATATCAGGGCGCTTGAAATCCTTGATATGTTCAAACTCCGTCTCAAACTCCTTGATGATGTCATCGGGTATAGGAGGCGACTGCTCAATCAGACGATCTAGGTCGGAACGGCAGATCTTCAAGAAATCCATGGAATCTATACGCTCTTTCGGATGTAGTGCCAGCTCTACGGCCACTTGGCGCTGGAACTTGCCCCACGCAATAGAAGCTACGCGATTCGATTCGGACGACTGCGCATAGCGGAAGAAGTTGCCGAGAGTTGTGAGAATACCTGTAAAAATAGATACACTTCCAATACCTATCTGCGCATACTTCTGTGACTCTTGATTGTTTCCGACAATACTCTCTAACATGAAATTCGCAGACCCTGTGAGCGTGGACAAGATAATCACAGGTACGGTAATCCACATGTTTGATATAGCCATCTTCTTCTCACCCTTGTCGTGCATCCAGCGATACGAGGCGGCAATATCTGCCCAACCGGCCATGAGCTCTTCTTGCTCCTTCGTCCAACCATTATTCGGCTTGGGAGTTTTAGGATTTCCTGACAAATCTACTGATTTGTTGGAAGGCGACGGAGATCTAGACATTCTAATTGTAGAGTTTTTATATTTGGCCTAGTAGAAACAAATGGCTTCTAGAAACCGCGACTTCTTCGAGCTTTCCGCGCACAGACGTCCGATGACGGGCGATACGAAGACTTCTGCTCTGGACCTGGACCACTTGGGATGGCTCAAGTGCGATGGACGCAGTCTAGCTAAGACAGAGTTCCAGTTCCTGTTTGATGTAATTGGATATTCTTTTGGTGGCTCTGGCAGCAACTTCTTACTTCCTGACCCCAGAGGCTGTGTACCTGGCTTTGTCGGATCCAATGATGGAGTATACACTGGTCCCACGGGGCCGACGAATCGCCTGCTTGGTCAAGTAGTGGGCGAGGAGGCGCACACGCTTTCTATTCCCGAGATGCCTACTCACGGCCACACGGGGACTACGAGCAATGCAACTACGGATATTACGCACAATGCGCCTGCGACCGACGGTAATAACGGCTTAATACGCGTTTCTGCATCAACGGGAGCTACTACCAATAATGGCACAGATTTGGATGTTTCAGCTGGAGAACCTGATATTGTCACTCGTCCTGAAGCACTGGTACTAACAGACCCTGGCCATGTCCACAATTTCACAACCACCAATACGGGCGGAAGCAACTACCACAACAACATGCAACCCACAATCTTCGTCGGAAGTCTCTTTATCTATTCTGGCAAGCCCCTCTACGGTAAGTCGGCCTTCAACTATGAGTCCATCCCCATCTTCTAAGAAATCTCTCCGGTGTTTCTCGCCTTTGCCGCGAGATATCTTGTATAATCACTATGACTCACGAAGCGCATGGGTTTCTTACTCTCATTCGCTTCTCGTAATAAAACCGCATCTCGTTTCATTTGAGAACGATCTTGCGCATCATGTGGATTTATATGTTTCAAGGAACGTTTCCCATGAAAGACAATGCCATCTGATAAAAGGTGTATCGCATCTTTCGGAAGGCAAGCAGGCTTCTCCGGAGTGGATAAGCGAATACTATAGATAAACTGAGGGTCAAGACCTTCACAGTCCACATATCCCCGAGAAGCATCGGTTACGTACCTGACCTTCGTAGATGTTGCGTGGAATTTTGTATCTTGCGAGTACTCTATGATTGTGTAAGAGGAGGTTGGTGTGTTTATATGGAAGCGCATTCCATCCGTAATGGGCTGGGTGTGTATGATATTTAAGTTGGGTTTATGGAGGGTCTGCGGTTCTTTGGTGCTCTGGATGAATAAAGGTGGTCGCATAGGCATCCATTCTATTTTTCCCTTCCACATATGACCTATGCGAAAAAACCAGATGCCTTTGCCGGTGTCCAACGTACAGCCAGTGCATTTCGGGACGATGAACATCCTGGGGGAAGATATGAATTGCGTGTCGCGCGCAATTTGGACACTGATTGCCTCACAGTCTTCCAGGAGAATCCAGGATAGATTGAGTCTGCCGTCTACGCAGGCTCCTTGGATATTCTGGATACTCATCTACTCTTAATGCGCACCGCCACGACCTCCGCGTCCTCCGCGCTTGCCGCCTCTGAAGCCACCTCGGCCGCCGCGGAAGCCGTCAGACTTCTTCGCCTCCACGCCAGCCTTGTACAGGGCGTCAGCCTCCTCAGCCGTAAGCGTCTTCACATCAATCGTATCCTTGATACTTATGAATACCTTCGTCTTCAAATCATGTTTGTACATATACGGGCCGTACTGTCCACGGCTAAAGGTATACGGCCCAAAGACGTATTTAGCAGCAGCAGACTCCGTCTTCGCCCGAAATTTCTCCTGGATTGCCTCGGGCGTATCCGTGTCTACATACGGAATCATCAACTCACCCATCTGTAAATACATTCCATACGGCCCCTTCTTTTTCAAAATAGGCTTCCCATTATAAAACCCCATGTTCGCATCTTCTTTTTGTTTTTTTATCCAGTTGCGGGCCACTTCTTCACTAATCCCCTGAACCGTCTCATTGGGTGGAAAGGAGTAAAAGGTGGGTTTGGTGGCTTGGTCCGAAGATTCTTGGACCAGAAGTGGCCCTGTCTTTGACATAACCGCCTTGAAGCCGCCGCCGAAATCCTTGACCTTCTCGGAAGAAGATGGGACCGAGGAAGAAGCGCTCAGGCGCTCATGGTCGGCCTTATAGGAGTCCCACGTATCACGGCACAAGGCCTTCCACTGCTCCCTGCCCTTTGACACATTGTCCAAGCGCTCCTCCATCTTCGCGGTGAATTCGTAGGCGAAGAGCTGGGGGAATTCTTTCGTACAGAACTGGACCACGGACTCTCCTAGGGCCGTGGGTACGAGTTTCTGCTTCTCGGCTCCCAGAGTCATTTGTGTCGTGGTTGCGAGCGGTGGCCACTCTCCTGGCTTCACGGACAGCGTGGTGTTCTGAATCGTCGTGCCTGCTATGTCCTTTTTCTCCACGTAGAGTTTGTCAAAGAGAACTTCCACCAGGCTGGCGAAGGTGGATGGGCGTCCGATGCCACGTTGCTCTAGCTCACGAATCAAGGTGGCTTCCGTGAATCGGGAGGCAGCCTTGGATCTCTTCGGGCTGGCGGTCAGCGTCTTCCAGGTGAGACGAGTGCCCTCGGCAAGTTCCAGGGCCTTTTTCCAGATGAGGGCATCCTCTGACTCCTCTTCAGCATCGTCGTCGTGTTGCGCAGGTTTTCCGAGAATCTGCCAGCCTGCGAATTCTGTTGTGCGCCATGAAGAAGACCAGGGGAATTTTGCCTCGTCGGCTTCCAGGGTTATGTGGGCCGTGCGCGTTTGACCACGCGCCTGGCTCATGACAGATTGTAAGGCACGGCGATGGATGAGCGCGTATATTTTACGGTGATTGGGTGTCCAGTCTTCCATCATTGGGAGCTCCTTCAGCTCAAAGTGAGTAGGGCGAATGGCTTCGTGCGCTTCTTGGGTCTGTTTCGCCGCCGCTGCGGCGGGCGCTTTCTTCTTCGCCACCGCTTGCTTGGCCGTAGGACCAACGTACTCTGCGCCGTGCTCCTTTAACACCAGTTCCTGAGCCTCTTTTACTGCCTCTTCACTTAGAATCGCGTGATCCGTGCGCATATAAGTAATATGGCCGGCCTCATACAATTCCTGGGCGATTTTCATAGCCGACTTTGGGTTGATTTTGTATAACGAGCTCGCTTCCTGTTGTAACGTACTCGTAATAAGAGGTTTGGGAGGATTGGCGGTCCACGGCTTTTGTATCATTGTGGATACGGTGGCCCGTTTATCGCCGTGTACATTTTCCAAGTAGTTCAGCGCCGATTCCTGGTCTTCGAGCTCGTCTTCCATGGAGGATGTAAAAGGGAAACTGGGTGCGCTGAACTCGCCGGCCAGTTTCCAGGTGGTCATGGAAGAATGGTTGCCGATTTCCTTCTCGCGGTCACTCACAAGACGGAGCGCAGGCGTCTGGCATCTTCCTGCGCTCAGGGAGCGCGCCACGTGCTTCCAGAGAAGGGGGGAAATCGTGAACCCTACCAGCATATCAAGTACAGACCTCGCCTGTTGCGCATACACCACGTTCATGTCAATGCGTCTCGGGTTCTGTACGGCCGCCTTAATGGCTGTCTCCGTGATTTCGTGGAAGACCGAGCGAGGGAGAGAGGCTGGGTCGCGTTTCAGTAGACAGGCCACGCTATAGGCGATTGCCTCGCCCTCTCTGTCGTCGTCGGCCGCCAGATATATCTCGGAAGCTTTTTCGGCAGCGTCCATGATCGGTTTCATCGCCTTCGCCTTTTCCTTGAGGAATCGGAATCGTGGCTCAAAGTCGCGCTCTAGACCAACGGCGTCCAGAGTCTCTTCCAGGGCGCGGATATGACCCATGGTGGCGAGAACAATCCAGCCTTGGCCCAGGAATCCAGCGATTTTCTTACATTTGGCGGGAGATTCCACAACCAGGAGATTGACCATATCTGCTAGAGAGACCGATGTAAAAGGGGACTATACTATTCAAATTTAGAGGGTTAAGGCCTAGGCTTATATTTATACAGTATATGCCGAGGTCAAAGGGAGCAAGAGCATCTGATTTGGAGAATATTGTGCTCCAGAAAAACCGATTCGCCGCCTTGGAACTTGATTCGTCTTCTGATTCGGATGTTGACTCGGTGGCCTCTGCCTCGGCAGAGGTAGAGGTAGACGCAGAGGCTGTTAAGGGCGAGATGCGGAAGTGGACGAATCCCGATTCCGAGTCACATGTAAATATATTCAACAGCCCCTTTTACAAAGGTAAGAGACCCGCCTTTAAACAAAATACGCGCCCGCGATTTATCGACGATGAGTGGACGAGCATTGGAGAAGAACCCGGTACAAAGGTTACCTATGAGGAACGGCTACCTACGGTACGAGATGGCGCAAAGACACCTACAGGGGACACGATCATATTTCCTCCAGAAGAAGATACCACTACTGCAGCCATGTGGGCGGAAAAGGTGAAGGAATGTTTGGAGAAGGCCGAGGCAGCCCGAGCGAAGCCCGACGATTTCCATGAATCTCTGAATCGTCTGAGTTTTTTCCGGCGTCCAATGGCCAAATAATTTGTAGATGTAAAGGGTATATGAACGCCAAGTACGAGGCTTCTGTATCTCCTTCGGCGCTTGCGGATGCTTGTTTCCAGAGTGTAAAAGGGTTGGATGTGGCGGTTGTTGACGCCGCGAATCTAATGGCTGATAGCTCTGTAGTCCCTTATGGAGCGAACCAGGAGATTTTCAAGAATCTCTCTCTCGGGTGGTGGGTTCAGGGGCTGAATACGGGTACTGTACAGTACCGTCCTGTGAGCAATGAGGTCAACTGGGCGTTTGTGAACTCTGCGGGGAAGGATGTGAACATCGCGAAAGAAATCACGGACGTCATCATACCGAATCGCACGGCCAATGTGATTCGTGATGCCGAGACAAAAACGATGCGCTGGACATTGGAAGACAATGGATGCCTTATAATGACCAGGGTGGATGCGATGTTTTTTTAGAAGCCGAATAAGAGCCCTGCGCGTCCTCCGTAGACGCGAAGAATGTTATAGGTTTCGAACCATGTGTAGACTGTGTAAGAGGGGTTTGTGCCTGTTGCTCGGAGAGAACCACGGGGTGGTTTGAATTCCAGGAACAAGTCGATGGTCGTGATCTTGTCTAGATTCGCATGGCCCATGGGATTGCTGATTCCGAACTCTTCGCCTTGGGTGCCAAAGGGGATGTGGTAATAATATTTATTGTGCCAGGGCGTCTTGCGCTGTTCCATGGCTGGGAGAATGCTCTGGAATATGGCGGGCACGTCGGTGGCATATCGGACAATCTTGCCCTCGTATGTGAGGGAAAACTCGCGAATCGGCTCTGAGTCTGCGTCGGAATACGCAGGAATCAGGGGCTCAAATGTATGTTTACCTAGGCCACTGGCATCTGGCCACCAGGGTTGTACAGGGTTGTAACGCACAGAATATGTTTGTAGTGGGAACGTGGTTGATGTGCCATAGACGTTTGTTACATGTACTTTGATGGTGTTTTGGGCTGTGTCATAGGAAAGCACATATGCTTTGAAGGACTGGGTTGGTGGTGAAGATATGTTTTCTACGACGATCGTGTCGCCTACTTGAAATAAGCACTCGTCGGCGAGGGTTAATGAGAGTTCAGAGGATACGGACAATCGTGTGGCAGAAAAGGTGGTCTGGGTTGTATAGCCGATGTGTTTGGGAGGGCAGGTCATATCGCGGGTGGCGAGGAAAGGCGCATTTAGTAGATCGGCGTCTGATCTGTGTACGTAGAAATACATGTCTTTTGTCGGATTTGGCACACGATAGGGTATTCTTAGACTGCCGGTCGTTTCCGTGGATTTCGCATAGTGCTGTAGAATGGGGTATGTCAGGTCTCCTAGGCGTATGCGATTCGCCTCGGGGCCGTCCAGATACACATATTCCAGTAGTATGTTGGCTGATTGAATATCCAAGGATGCGCTATTGGAGTTATAGAATGGACTTTCTGCGATGACGGGGTATGAATTGGTACCATTCTGATTTTGGATCTGCTCCGAGCTCGTGATGAGGTTCTGTAGATTATTGAACTTGACGGAGATCTGTACACTGTCATAGCTGATTGCGTCAATGGGAAGAGCCTCGGAAGGATCTCCGCGATGGAACCAGAAGGGCAGGGGAATTGCCAGCTCTCGGGTAAGAGGAGTGCGCATATCCCAGCCGGGTTGGAATCCTCGGTCAGAACGACCAATCATGCGATTCAGAGTTGTTAGTTTTTCAAGAGGTGTGTGGAACTCGTCTAGAACTTCCATCAGCCGTCCGTCAATCGTATCAATCGCATTCCCTCCGATAGTAACTTGCGCACTCGTAACAAGTGCGTGGCCGACGGAGTTTGTCCAGCCGAATGTGGGGCCCGCAAAGGCTGTGTCATTCGCTTCGGCTTCCTGCTTCGCTGCGAGTTGTCGTGTGCTGATGTCTGGGAGTGTGACCACGAGGAAGGCACGTGTAATAAGATGGCCCCTTCTGGGGATTGTACAGCGCGCCGTTGTACCGAATGCCGGGGTATTGTCAAATTCCACTGTATACCATTCTGTGGTGAAACGGCCTGCTTTTATGTAGACGCGCTGGAAATCGTCCATCTTTAGAGAACCTTTGGCGGCGATGAGGCGATCGTCCTGAATTCCTGAATGCAAAAGTTTCAACAAGCCCGCCGAAGCCATCTTTATGCGTGGTGTATAAAAACTATAAGCGTCCTTTTGTTTGGACCTTTTGGACCTTTTGGACCTTTGGACACCTGTACTGCCTAAGAATATTCTCCGTATACTCTATAGAGAAATGCTGGTAAAAACGTTTTATCCTTATGATGAAACATTCAGCAAAGATCTGTGTGTTCTTCCTAATGACGGCGAATCTCAATATGAGGCATTCCAATCTATTTTCGCAGTAATTATGTCAGCCTCATTTAAAAGTTCTAAAAAGAAGAAAAGAAAACATATAAGCCCATATGAAATGCTCTGCAAAAAATATAAGATTAAATTAATTCCCTCAACACATACACCAGATATCGTAGGACCCGGAAAACGTATTATATGGTATGTTCCGGAAGCGGAAACGCACTATATTGCAAATGTTGATGGTATAGAATATGATCCTTATAATGAGTTACAGGCGATAAACACTCAGGGGTTCTGCCAGATGTTTGCGTTTATTTTGGCTATAGGAGATGTTGATGGATTTATTCCAGCTGACCAGACTAAAAAGATAAATGAGACAAATTTTAATATTCTGGCACATAACACACAATTATGCTGTACGAAGTCACTCCTTTACTTAGAATCTAACTCTGAAATACAAGCACAGTTCGAAAAGGATTTTTCCCACCTTATGATTAATGAACGAGTGGAAAGGGGGCTAAAAGAAGGTACAACGCTTACTCAATATCTGAATGATTTTAAAACAATAAATGATCGCCTGACTTGTGTAAAAGCCTATATTTACGATCAACCTTTGTATGGACATAAGGACGGTAACCCTAGGCCCGAACTATGGTTTTTACCAGATACTCCACCGCCAAATTTCAGCGAAGGGCCAACGTCCTTTGATTATGTTGAAGGGAGTAAGAAAACGGACATGGATGGCGGAAAGAGAAAAACAAGGCGCAAGAAACGGAACAGTACGAACTAATGACGAGTAATTTACCATCTAATGACAAAGTTAAGAGCATGGGTCCTTAACTTTGGTATTATTGCGAATCGTGGGAACAGTGCGCCTAATCACTAAACATCTTGTTCCCCAGACCGTTCTGGAATCGGAGCCATTGTAAGGTAATGACGAAGACCTTCACTTCCCACATCTTATCGTAGGTTCCCCCAGGCGGTTTGATATCCAGGGTCAAGCGCACCGTCTGTAGGCGCGACGCATTGGCCGTTCCCCGCGGTTGATGTTTTCCTGGCGTCTCCGAAAAAGAATAGCCGTATATGAAACTATTATAGGCCGCCGCGCCCGATTTGTGTCTGTAGGCGATATGTTGACGGAACCACTGCTCTTCTTGTTTTACCAACTCCACACCATTCAATTGTATGGTGGCACCCTTTAACAGAGGACCACGGGGATTATAAATAGGATCGTATTCGGCAGATAGCACAGAAGAATAATTCGTCCACTCATTGTTATTGGCCACTTCCTTGCGTCGCACGAACCACAGTATCTCTTCCATAGGATGATTGGCTTCTAGAGGCAATTGGACTTGTATCGTATCTTCCGATGACATCGTGGCATATTTGAGAGGCTCGGAGAAATCAAAGGTCTGTACATTGCGCACGAGATTTTCAAACGGGCTTCTCATAATATTCTGGCGCACACTGCCGTCCGTGACAGCACCATAAGTAATCAGCTGGATTTTCTTGAATGCCGGAGTAATAGAGGATGTTTGTGTGGGGGTTATGGTGCCTGTCGATGTATTCATGATGTTGAGGCTCTGGCTCAGCGGAACATCTGTTATACAACTTCTACGACCTTTTAGAAGACGTACACACTCGGCAAAAGGGCGAAGGGTTACGTGAATGCGCACGGAACCTTCTTTACACGCGAGCAGGGGAAGAGCTTCTTGGAGCTTCGTGCGCTGAAAGAAAAATGGCAGGGGGACTACTATAGATCTGCGGGTTGTGGGGAAGGGGCGATAACTCGGAGTCTGTGTTAAAGAGGATAGTGGGTATCTGCCGAGGGCTTCTATGCCGGGGCCGTATTGGGTATTGATATCTGCGAAGAGGAGGCTGGCGGTATTGAGGAAATCGCCGTCCACGATTTCGATGGTCTGGTCGCCGATTTCTAGCTCGGCGCGCTGGATAATAGCGGTGCCGAGGCTGTTTGCGTAGTACCAGGGGTCTTCGGTAGATGGGTAAGTGAGTGCTCCTGATTCTAGTTGGACTAAGGTCGTGTCACTGAGCCAGTGGCCGAGTTCTAGATGAAGAAAGGTGCCGAGGAGAAGATCGCCGACCGACAGGGAATTTAGGTCAAAGGTGAATCTCTGGCCGAAGCCAGTGGGACCTCGGACAGGAAATTGTTGGACACTCAGGCTGAATGGGTGGACCCTGCGCAGATTGTCGGCTACCCACCAGGTTTTTTCGGAAGATAGGGGCGTGTATTCATTATCCTGGACGTCCCTCGGAGTGAGATCCAGGAGAGTTGTAATGTCTCCGCCGGGTCTTTGAAACCCGCTGTCCATTCTGCTAGGTCATTAGATCTATACATATTTTAGACCCTTGCGATTCTGTAAAATATAAGCACTAAGATAAATCTTTCGCATTGCCTGTAATCCATTCCCAACACTTCTCTCTAAACGAGATATCATCAATCGCGTGGAATGCCCCTAGTATTAATATATCCGATATCATAATGACATCGTCCATATTTATATGTAAGTCCTGAACTCTCTCACGGAATATGTCAATCATCTCGTTCGCATATTCAGAATTGTACACGTCTCCATACAATAACGTATCAAATCCCCGCAAGGATTGATATATCTTCGCATAATCATACAAGGGATCTCCCCCCAGTGTTAGGATACCGTCTACTTCTCCGCGCATATCAATAAGTTTTATATAACCATTGAATGATAGTATCATATTTGATAGCCATAGATCGCCATGTATTATATTCGCGGAAGTTAATCGCGAAGATCCGCAATATTCTTCTAATTTCTGTAAATAATGCTTATATACATCTTCGCAATTTTCGAATGAATATATGGACGTATCAGACAATCTCCTTTTGAATTTTTGTATATAATGATTCGTCATTTGTTCTATACTTGGAGTTACATGGGGAGAATATGTATTATGTAACACTTGTATCATGTCCATAATTATATTCATATGATTCTTCGACAACATTTCATGCTTGAACAGAGTATATAGAGGTATTCCTTTTATGTATTCAAGTTCCATCGTAATTGTGTGGGATGACTCTGAATTCATCAGTAACTTGGGGAAATATGATTGAATAGATGTATTTGATGGAATATTCTTATAAAAGAATAACTGTCCCTTGAGTAGCTCTATATTACCAGATTTCACGACATTGTTATTGATAACACCTAGCTTATTATATTTATTGCTGGGTAAGAAGTTGATGATTTGTTTCATTTCTGGCTCTGTGAATAAGCCCATTGATTTCAAATCACCCCTATAGGGGTTGACAGCCCTATCATCAATATATACATCCGCAATAGGCTTGCCAAATATAATCTCATCATACGGTATTTTAAATGTATCCAGGGTATTGAATGTGATTGTTCCTATATCTTTCATCACTGCCCCCACATTCCCAGAATGTGTTTTCATTCTCCTCGCTGTGTATATGATAATAGTATGCCCTTCTTCATGTAATGAACGTGCTAGCCTTATCATTGGCTCAATAGGTAATACGCTTGTATAATCTCCAGGTATAGATGGATACGTTACAAGTGTATTATCTAAATCAAAACATACGCGCATTTTTTCATTACCAATAATTGGCAATATATCATGAATCTCCTTCATTGTTCCTATATGGCGTATCATAGGGAATATCATACATTTTACAGGTATATTCTTAGAGAGCATCTTATCGTACACAGATGACATATAAGCCTCGCCTTTGAAATTATCCAATAATAGGCTCTCCGCAGCCTCTTTGAATTGAGAAATGTTTTTAAATCCATATATCCCTGTACAATACGTATCAGATATTCTACACTTTTCTTTGATTTGTATAATGTTAGAATCATGTAGTTGAACATAGGAATAGGCTTCTGAACCACTTCTGTCAATATTACAACCAATAAATGCTGTGCTAATACTATCTGTATCAAACGTGTCTGAAAATCTATATATATTATCATTATCCAAAAACATGATCGGCTCTCCATCACATATTGTATCTTTTATACCAAGATATGCCGATTCAACAGGTCCACGAGTAAAATAATCAATGCGCTTGAACTTACATATACGCTCCTTGAATAAATTTATAATAATATTTTCAAAATTGTAATCACTCAAATGACTGGAATATATAAAATGGAATGTCTTAAATCTAGGCGGTATGTGTTGTAGGGAATAGTATATAGACGGCTTTCCATAAATCATGTTCAATGGCTTAGGATATGAATAGGACTTCAATCGTTCGCCCGAACCTCCACATAATATGTATAATTTCATATACATATTATATCAATGTTATACCTTAAATTGTCATTGCTCGGGGTTTTATATTGCAATATAAATGACCTAGGCCATAAATAATTCGGCGCGACCTTTGCCATCCGTGTTGAATTCGGCCCAGCCTTCCACGATGACGCGCAACTCTGTATTGGGCGAGCCGACCATAGGATCAGGAGTAACAGGGTTCAGGCTGAAGTACATGGTGGGTCTATCGGCCGTGGTGAAATTCACGGCTCCTGTTACACGGGTGTCAGGGAAACGCTCAGGCGCAATGGCACCGAGACCCCAGTTCATTGTGCCGATTTCATAGCCGGTGTCGGTGGATTCTTTCGCGTAATTGGTGACATCTCGCCATACCAAGGGGCTCCTCGGCAATTCGCGGTCACGTCCCGCAATCTGGAAATTCGCCGAGCTATAATAACTTTGAGCGCTTTGTGTACCTGTATTCAGCTTCCACAGGCGATTCGCATTGATATCTTGTCTCGCGCGGAAGAACCAGGTGATCTTTTCTGCCGGATGACGGCCATCCAGGAGTCGCTTGATGATACTTGTTCCTCCTGCGACGGCGTTTACATAATCCACGCGATTCTGGGTAAAGATGTTTTCTCTCATGCGCAAGAAGGGGATTTTCTGGGGAGTCTCTTGAAGAGCATCTTGGTACTCGCGGGGTATATATACTTGGCGCGTCTCCAGCTGGACATCTAGAGGAAGGATCTCGGTGCGAAAGAGGGTGTGGAACTCTGTGTCGGAGCCATCCTGGGTTCTTTGCTGGAACATGTTTGCTCCCCAAGGAGTCGGCTTATATCTGCCGTCGGAAGATTCAACCAGGTCTTCTAGCTTTCGGAGCTTACACTTGAGGCGATAGGTGTGTTTGAGGGCTGCGCGCTGAGGGAATCCGAGATCGGAGGCGCTTTGACAACCTATTATGGGAAGTGCGAGACGAAGTTGGCCGGGCGTGGCGTTTCTCGCAATATCAAGGGCCGTGCCGTTATGGACGCCAGTCAAGGTGTTGGATAATAAGGAATGACCCAGTGTGTCGGCTGACCTTGTAGTAGCCCAGAGGGCGTCGCCGGAAAATTCCTGGAGAAGAATATTGTCCTGGTAAAACTGGATCTGTTCAAAAAGGAAATAGGCGATGCCGTTCGTATATCCATACGTGACACCGGATAAGTCGGCCACCTCTGTGCGCGGATTTGTAGATTCTATGTTAGAGGGAAGCCAGGAAGGGAGTTTGATGACTAGGGTGGGGTCGCGCATCATATCGCCGACCAAGTCAAAGTCAAATTGTAGGTTTCGGCCGAAATCGCAAGATGTTTGGGAAGGAATGCGACGTATCTCGGACATCTGTGGGGCCTGGGCCTCATACGTATTGTCGAAGACGTAGAGGCTGTCCTTGGATTCTTCAAAGAAGAAAGTGTCCTTCTTTCCACGGGATACGAGTTCGTACAAGGCCCCTTCCAAGGTAGCGTAGGATCCGGCCATCTGTAAATTAGGGGATCTTTATGCCTTATGCCTTGGTTGTCACCGGATCTTCCGTAGCTGTCTGTTTATCGGAGCGACGAGTGTTAAAGGGGTTGAACATGTCGATAAAGAGCCTGCTCGTACCCAGCATAATCAGTGAACTGTATGATGTCTGCGTGGTCTTAAGAACCTCCATTGCTCCCATACACATGGGACTGCCGGTTGTGATAGCACCCTGGAAGAAGCCGTAGATACCATCGGGCACACAGAAATGGTTGTATAATTTTGCCACAGAGTAGTGGGTCGTGTAAACAAGTAACATTGCGGCAAGCCCCTTGCCAATAGCCTGCATCCCTATAGAATATACACGCCAGAGTTTTAGCCCCAGTTTACTTTGATGACAATCTCCCAGAAAGTATAGAAAATAAGACTTACAGGACCTGTTTGGATCTCCACCACGGAATCTTTGAAGGTGGCTTGTATTTGCTCTTTGACTGCGTCTTCTTCTTTTGTGAGGCCTTCCACTTCTTCTTTGGTATTCGCCCACGTACAAGAGACGCGAACGACTGTTTCGCCGCGCATGGCCGAGCGGAAGACCTCGTATTTCACGAGACTCACCACATGCTCTATGAGCGCTTTGCGATAATTGTCGTCCTTGTATTTGTGTAAAAGAATCAAGTCTTTGCGACTGAAACTCATCTGTGTAAAAGGGGAACTTATTCTTTAGGGTTCTTCTCTGGCAGAGTCAGAGATAGCCTGAGCTTCAAACGCCGTCTGTGCCGCACAGGGCTCGCGACATGTGGGGCAGGTATTCTTTTCCTGGAGCCATATATTCAGACTCGGAGTGTGAAATACATGGAAACAGCTTGTTACGGAGGCTGTAATGGGACTAATATCGTCCATGGAGATGGGACAGGACTCTTTGTTTTTACACGCATCTTCCGCCACTAACCAAGCAATGCGACGAGGAATGGCCTTTGGCTTTGCCTTTGGCTTAGGCGCAGGAGGGGGTGGAGGTGGAGCCAGTGTCCAGAGGTGTTGTGGCCTTTCGTACGGCATAGTAGGGTCTAGATCCACCGTGGTATACTCGCGCTTAATGCGCGCTGCTTGCGCAGGGAGCATAGACTTTGCAATAGGGATCACGAGAGGGCCATTTAGCAGGAATGTGCCATCGCAGTGAATGCGTGTTTGATAATGGCGAGGACCTGTCGACTTGATACGAATAATAACGGAACCACGCCCATGAGAGGTTGTCCTATGAAGTGTAAAAGGTGTGTGTTCCTCGTCGTAGTGTACCCAGCTATTTGCGTCTGGTTTCCAGGAAAGGAAGTAGAAGGTGTGCTTCCTTGGACGCCAAAAGGCTAAGAGGTTTCCATCAAAGTTGTGAATAGTCTCTTCCATTTTTGGTAGGGACTTATATATGCCAGAATATCGGCCATCAAATTTTATCTCGCGGTGTGGGTTAAGGCGTGCGCGAGAAAAACCATAGAGATGTGTGGCATATGGGCAAAGATTCTCACGGGAGGAGCAAAGTTTGACCACAAGGTACTTTGGGCAAATGGAGTAAATACCCTGGACGCTAGGGGGCCTGAGGGTCACAAGTGGCTGGATCTTGACTCTGCCACCTGGTGTTTCACGCGCCTGGCCATCAATGGGCTGAATACGGGGGGTATGCAGCCGTTTGAGCGCGACTCGGGGCTCACGTGGATGTGTAATGGCGAGATCTACAACGCAAAGGAGTTAGAGGAGTTGGTTGGGAAGAAGGGTGAATCTGGGTCTGACTGCGAAGTCCTCGGCGACCTGTACGAGTTTATGGGCAAGGATGCGGTGCGGGTGGCGCGGGCACTGGATGGTGTCTTTGCGTTTGTGTTGTACAGTGAGGGGAGCTATGTGGTGGCGAGGGATCCCTATGGTGTTCGGCCCCTGTTTTATATTGAGAGCCCTTCTGGGACCTGGACATTTGCGAGTGAGAGGAAGGCGTTGGAGCCGTTTGTCTTGGAGGGCGAGAAGGTGGTGGAGTTTCCTCCTGGAGAAGTATGGCAGATTTACGAGGACACGGGGGATCTTGTCAAGCGCGTATATCACGAGGTTCCCTGGATCAAGCAGACGGCCGATATGCCTCTTGCGTATCTGCGGGATGCGCTCATTTCCGCCGTGGATAAGCGCCTCATGACGGAGAGGCCGGTGGCCGCGCTCTTGAGTGGGGGCGTGGATTCCAGCTTGATTGCCGCGCTGGTCCAGAGGCGTCTGAAGGAGCTGGGCAAACCGCCCTTGAAGACCTTCAGTATCGGCATGAAGGGCGGTACGGACTTGTTTTACGCGGCCTGGGTGGCGCGCTACATTGGCTCTGACCACACGGAGATCGTGGTCACGGCCGATGAGATGTTTGATTGTATTCCCGAGGTAATTCACGACATCGAGTCCTACGATATTACGACCGTGCGCGCCTCTGTGGGGAATTGGATGATTGCGCGCGAGATTCGGCACAGGACGGATTGTAAGGTCGTATTCAACGGTGATGGCTCAGATGAGATTTTTGGCTCCTATAAATATTTCTACAATGCGCCAAACGACGCAGCGTTTGAGGAGGAAGTGCGGAGACTGTTAAAGGAAATCCATAGGTACGATGTCCTGCGTTCCGACAGGTCTATTAGCTCGCATGGCCTGGAGGCGCGCACGCCTTTCTTGGACAAGCAGTTCGTGGCGGCAGCCCTCGCCTATAAGACTTCATTGCGCCGGCCGGTGGCGGAGAATAAGGCGACAGGGGAACCAAGGAAGATGGAGAAGATTATCTTGCGCGATGCTTTCTTGAAGGATGCCTTGCTTCCTGATCATGTGCTCTTCAGGACGAAGGAGGCGTTCAGTGACGGCGTGAGTAGCCAGGCCGAGGGCGAGTCGTGGTACCAGATTATTCAGAGGAAGATTGAGGAGCGCGGGATTGTTCTGGATGATACGAAGCTGTGGTGGCCTGTGTGTCATACCAAGGAGGCGCTGTACTATCGGTCAATCTACGAGAGGTTCTACAAGCACACCGGCGATCTGTGGCCCTATTGGATGCCTCGTTGGTCGCCTGGTGCCACGGATCCTAGTGCGCGGACTCTAAAAAATTGATAAAGGATGGGGGCCTTATGGAAGGTCTACATGACCTGCCAGGCAAGACTCACGGACTGGGAAAATACCCGCATTCGTCTGGGCGCATCGTGGGTCTCCTTTGCTAGGGTGTGTGAGGGGAAGGCTGGCAAGGATGAGAATCTTTGCGAGAAGTGTGCGTATAGGGTGTCAAAGGGATGCCCTTTTACACAGTCGCGAATGATACACGGTTTACTGGCCGAAGAGCCTCCGAAGGATTCCTTGGTATATGGGAGCAAGGGTTACTGGAAATTGGCCGAGGAAGAAGGGAGCGAGCCGGATTCGGAATGGCTGGAGGCTGCGAAGGAGGCGCAGATGCGGTGCGAGGAGGCTTGTGTGTCCAAGGCCTGGGTGGTTCAAAGGCCGGCGTCTATTTCTGAGGAGATGGGGAGGAAAAAGAAGGTGGTGGAAGCTCCTGCTCCTGCTTCTGCGAAAGGTACTGTTCTCCAATCATTCCCTAGGATTCGGAAGGTATACGACGAAAGTGATAAGGCCCCAGAGACCTTTCACGCCGATAAATGTACCATTTGGAAAGAGGAGAGAGAGGGGCTAGCCGTATGGGTGAGCGCTGCGGGCCACGTATTTGATTGCGATTCCACTGGCGAACCTGGCGAGTTTATTCGCAGAGAAGAAGCTCGTGTCTAAATGATTATCATATGTATAGAATAGCAAGATGCGTAAGCTACAACTCTTGTTATTTTTTCTAGCATCCATCGTATCTTCGGGAGAGCCTCGCGAAGATGCGCGTATTTTATCGGTCAATCTGGTTTTACCTAGCGCGAGCGCAACGATGTCGAAAACATCTACGCGCACCACGACAGGGACAAGGTCTGTTCGGCCGACCGAGATATTTACACCCACGGCGAAAAATACACTTACCAGTGTTCCTAGTCTAGCAGGTACGAGATCTGCGGCGGCATCCAAGACGGCTAGCGCATCGGCTGTTCGAAGCAGTTCGGCGATAATGACAAAGACTATCACGGGGTCAACAACTAGTACACGTACTACGGCACCTACACGCACGGCCACTTCCTCTATAACATCTTCGAAGAGTCCGTCGGCAAGTCCTAGTGGTTCCAGATCGGCTTCTTCTTCCAAGACAGGAACGGCGAGTGTTACGCAGAGTCGTACCATGGCTTCTTCTAGGACATCTTCTGCGTCTCCTTCTTTTACAAAGACGGGGAGAGCTTCTGGGTCAGCGCTAGTTACAAGGACAGGCACGCAGAGTGTATCTGCTTCTAGAACCAGTACATCTTCTCCGAGTTCTTCACGCAGTATTACGAGTTCTAGGACTTCTACTGCGAGTGTTACGGGGTCTGGTAGCACGAGGGTTTCTAGCACATCTTCTGGCTCTTCACGGGGTACGAGGTCTTCATCGGCTTCTGCCACGATAACGCGGTCCATGTCATCTTCTAGGACTTCTACGGCTTGTGTAACAGGGAGTCGTTCAGTTGTGTTTACGAGATCAGCGCTTATTACTAAAACTGCCTCGGGTTCCTATACCAATACCAAGACGAGAAGTGCTTCTTCTTCGGTATCTGCCTCTGTACGCGGATCCTTGACGGGGCGCATAAGTAGGAGTGTTTCGCCTTCTCCTTTAGCAACAGTGTCAGGCAGTATGTATACGACAGAGAGTGTTAGACCTAGAGTATCTGTAAAAGGGAGTGTTACGTCTTCGGCTACGGGTGATAGTACTTGTACGCCATCTGCTTCCTATAGCCCCTTGGCATCTAGGAGTGGCTTTAGCTCTAGGACCCAGACCGCGTCTACGAGCAATACGAGGACGAGTTCGGCGTCTGTGAGTTATAGTGTATCTGGGCGTAGCACTAGATCACAATCGGCTTCGGCCACACTGACGTTTACGGTAATTCCATCTAGGACTATTCAGGGTTCGCGCACGGTAAGTCGCTCTGGATTTGTGTCAAAGAGTGGTATTATGAGTCTGTCTCCAGTGAGAACAAGATCTGGAAGCGTTAGTGGAAGTGTGGGATCTACGGTGTCACGGGAAAGTACTTCTACGCCAAGTATAACGACCTTTCCTACGGGTGTAACAGAGACTGTATCGGGCACATATAGTGCGAGTGATGTGGCTTCTCGGACGACGTCTGGGAGCCCAAGTGCTGGGGTGAGTATGACGTTTAGTGATTCTGGGACTGCCTCTGGGTTGGGCAGTTCTTCCCCATCTGTGAGTGAAAGCCAGTCTCCGTTGGAATCTGAATCTGGGCTTGCGAGCTCGTCATCTTCCGCTAGCGGTAGCGTTTCGGCCTCTAAGGTTTCCTCGAACAGTGGATGGGCTACGGCGAGTTTTGTTGGAACACGAAGCTCGTTGGTAAGTGTATCGGTGACAAAGAGTGTTGTGGTTAGTAGGTCTTCTTCTGGATATGGGACAGGAAGTGTGTCTATGACGAGTTCTGGAGTAGGAAGTGTATCTTCTAGCCCTAGCCGGTCGCATACGAATTCTAGGACGGCGTCTGGGGCTGTCACCGCTTCGCGCTCTGTAGTCCCTTCTCGTTCTTCCTCGGCAGAGGTGAGCGCTTCTTCGGCGGAATCTGGGAGTCCTTTGGCAAGCGCGAGCGCTTCTTCGGCGGATTCTGGGAGTCATTTGGCAAGTGCTAGTCGTTCTTCGGTGGATTCAGGGAGTCCTTTGGCAAGCGCGAGTGGTTCTTCGGCGGAATCTGGGAGTCCTTTGGCAAGCGCGAGCGCTTCTTCGGTGGATTCGGCGAGTCCTTTAGTAAGTGCTAGTAGTTCTTCGGTGGATTCTGGGAGTCCTTTAGTAAGTGCTAGTGGGCATTTGGCAACTGTGAGCGAGCTAGGATCGGCTACTGCAGAAGCATCTCATACACCCCTAGTATCATATAGTCCAGTGGAATCTGTAAGCGGATATTATTCTATGTCAGCCAGTATAAGTGCGAGTCCGTCAGATGCGTTTTCTACGGCTACACGCTCTGTTTTGGGTACTGTGTCAGAGGAGGGTTCGGTGAGCCCTTTTTCTTCGGGATCTGAGTTTGCGTCAGCTAGTGGAGGGGGAAGTATTAGCCCAGAGGCTTCTGTAGATGCTACGGTATCTTCCTCTGTGAGTTTATCGCCTGTCGTTACAGCCGAGTCAATAAGTAGTTCTTCTCCGCTATACACACATACGCCATCTGGCTCTTCGTATGGGACGGATTCATCATCGGCAACATCTTCTATAACACCGACTGGTTCAGGGACTCCTTCTCTGACTGGAACTTTGACTGGTTCAGGTACACCGTCCGAGACGCCCACTGGCTCCGAAACGCCCTCGGCGACGGTGACTAGCTCAGGGACTCCTAGTGTGAGTGGAACGTTGAGTGGTTCAGGCACAGCCTCGGAAACGGTAAGTGGATCTGGAACACCCTCGGCGACGGTGACTAGCTCGGGGACTTCTTCTATTTCTGGAACTTTGACTGGATCAGGCACACCGTCTGAGACGGTAAGTGGCTCTGGAACATCCTCGGCCACGGTGACTAGCTCAGGAACTCCTAGTGTGAGTGGTACGTTGAGTGGCTCCGAAACACCTTCGGCAACTATGACTAGCTCAGGGACACCTTCTCTGACTGGAACGTTGTCTGGTTCAGGAACAGCCTCGGGCACGGTAAGTGGCTCCGAAACACCCTCGGTTACTGTAAGTGGCTCAGGCACACCTTCTCTGAGTGTAACTTTGACTGGATCAGGCACAGCCTCGGACACGGTAAGTGGCTCCGTAACATCTTCGGCCACGGCTACTAGCTCAGGCACACCTTCTCTGACTGGAACTTTATCTGGATCAGGCACAGCCTCGGACACGGTAAGTGGCACTGGAACGCCTTCGGCAACTATGACTAGCTCAGGGACTCCTTCTCTGAGTGTAACTTTGACTGGATCAGGCACAGCCTCGGACACGGTAAGTGGCTCCGTAACATCTTCGGCCACGGCTACTAGCTCAGGCACACCTTCTCTGACTGGAACTTTATCTGGAACAGGAACACCTTCTCAAACACCGAGTGTCTCTCGAACACCCTCAGTGACGGTAACTGGCTCAGGTACACCTTCTTTGAGTGGAACATTGAGTCGTACAGGGACATCCTCTCAAACACCAAGTGTCTCTGGAACACCTTCGGTTACGACAAGTGGTTCAGGAACTCCTTCCAGATCAAGAACACCATCTGCCACGCCGTCTGTTACTATAACTGCTTCGGGCACTCTAACCAGCTCAGGAACACCTAGCAAATCGGGAACACCATCAAATACGGTCACGCCTTCTAAGTCAGCCACTCCTTCCGTGACACCTTCAAATAGTCCTTCGGGGACTACGTCGCGTTCACGCACGCCTTCTGTAACGCCTTCTGTAACACCCAGTAAATCAAGAACGCCTTCTGTAACACCCAGTAAATCAAGAACGCCTTCTGTAACACCAACTAAATCAGGGACATCATCTGTAACACCTAGCGTATCTCCAACAAAAACGCAAACTCCTAGCACCAGTGTAACAGGGACATTGTCAAGAACATCCTCCAATACAGGCACAGGGACATCCAGTATTACTTCAGGAGCATCCCCTTCTTCCACAACTTCGACAACGTTTACGGCTACTGGCTCAGGCACTTCCTCCAAATCAGGCACGCCTTCAGCTACTCCTTCCGTCACTAGGTCGCCTTCTAGCACTCTGACTCGCTCAGGAACGCCTAGCAAATCAGGAACACCTTCCAAATCAGGAACGCCCTCGGCTACCCGTTCTACCACACGCTCAAGAACACCCTCAGTAACACCAAGTGTTTCTCCAACAAGGTCGCAAACTCCTAGCAATAGTGTAACAGGGACTGGTACACGAACTGGTACAGGCACAGGCACAGGGACATCCAGTATTACTTCAGGCGCATCTCCTTCTTCCACTTCTTCCACAACGTTTACGGCCACTGGCTCAGGCACTCCCTCCAAATCAGGCACGCCTTCAGCTACACCGTCCGTCACTAGGTCACCTTCTAGGACACTCACACGCTCAGGAACGCCTAGCAAATCAGGAACGCCTTCCAAATCAGTTACGCCTTCTGTAAGCCCATCCAAATCAAGAACACCATCTGTAACACCCTCTAAATCAAGAACACCATCTGTCACGCCATCCAAATCAAGAACACCATCTGTCACGCCTTCCGTCACGCCTTCTAAATCACGCACACCCTCTGTTACGCCTTCCAAGTCAGGCACCCCATCAATGACCCGCTCACGAACACCTTCTGTCAGCCGAACAAAATCAGGGACGCCAAGCCGTTCTCGCACACGATCTGTCTAAGGGCGGTGGCTTTAACAAATTCTTCCTAGGATGTATAGAAATGCAAATCTTCATCAAGACCCTCACCGGCAAGACCATCACCCTGGACGCAGAGTCATCCGACACGATTGAGGGGATCAAGCAGAAGATCCAGGACAAGGAGGGCATTCCCCCGGATCAGCAGAGACTCATCTTCGCCGGCAAACAGCTGGAGGATGGGCGTACTCTGTCCGACTATAATATCCAGAAGGAGTCCACCCTCCACCTGGTTCTCCGTCTGCGTTAAACGGCTTAAATAAAGGTCTATACTATACATTGGGGGGCTAGGTGAAGCCACTTCGGATAGCTCAGTTGGTAGAGCGGGAGATTGTAGGCACTCGTGCCTCAGGTCAAATCTCTCCAAGTCACTGGTTCGAATCCGGTTCCGAAGAATCCCCCGCTGGTCCCTTAGCTCAGTTGGTAGAGCATCTGGCTGTTAACCGGAAAGTCGACGGTTCAAACCCGCCAGGGACCGCTTTTTTACCCGAGAAAGACTTCTAGGCTTTCCCGGGCGATTTGTGAATAAGTAGTATCTCAGTACTTCACAATGAACCACTGTACCTGTGCCACCCCTCTCACACCCAAGATGGCTCCTTGGCGCTTATTTGAAAGAAGCCTTCGCATAATAGTTATTAAATAATTAAAACAAGGCTTTGTGCGATATGGGGGACAGGACAGGATCACTATAGGCATTCGCCAAGTCTATGTGATCGCCATGATAAACTGAGATTGCCTATTTAACATTTGTCGGCCGACGCGATTACATTTTTGTATGTGGATACTATCCTCTTACAAAAATCGGGAGAAAGAGGAGAATGGCGGGTGTAGATTTATACCCTGCCGAACCTAGGATACATGGACCAGATGTATGTAAAGATGCTATAGAAGCAACGCCTCGTATTAATGTGACTGTTTCTAAGCCACCCAATACATCATTTGAAAAGGCAATGAGAGTGTTTGGTTTCAAAACATGTTCTTCCTATAAAACTACGCTCGATAAGTTAAAGGGGGATATTTTAAGTGGTGTACAACCGCACGTCATTCAACTACCCATAAATCGTTTAAAAAGGAAATTTCTATCGTCAGATATAGCACCTAAAACTTTACCATCAAACATCAAGTCTGCGTTTTATGATTCAGGGCCTTCTCCACAATCGTATAAAGATGATATAATCCAGTATAATACCCTCGCAAGTTTTACAGATCCTGGGCCAAGTTCGTATATTCCTGGAGAGCCTTCCTATCCCGCCCAGGGAACGCCTATTAGGTTTCTAGATGATACATTCTCGAAGATGTTTCCAAACAGCAGTATAGTAATAAAAGATTTTACGGGTATTATAAATACAGGTGGGCCCTCCTTGGCCACCATGTCATTTAACATATATCAAAGGGATGATCCTCATATGCCAACGCATAGAATCGTAGTGGAGTTTATGAATAGTAATAATACAGATGATAGTTATACCGTTACAATAAATGGGGAGAAACACCCCAATTTAAGGTGCTTTCATGGCAATCCTACAAAAAACGCATTCTTCAATGCCAAGGTTGTTAAAGGTCGTGAACAGGAAAACATATTATACGGAGTTCTATATATTTTCTGTAAAGAATTTTGCGGAGATATATTAATAGGTCTCATAGCAAAACACTATGATAATCTAAGAAAAACAAAGGACACGCTACCTGATTATGCCTTGGTTACAGGGGACGGTACTCTAGAAGCCTATGCGTGTTTTCTACAAGTAAATCATATCGCAAAAAATCATAGTCGTGCTGGTCTAGAAGAAGCTATAGTAAGAATATTTGCTCCTCCTACACAAGGACAATTGAAACAAATAGCAAAAGAAGAAAAAGAAAAGGTTCTAGATCAAATAATAAGATGGAATGAAAGTATATACAAAGCGTGCGAGTATGTTTCTGATAACGACGTAGATATTACGGACATTCCAAGCGTTCCAAAAGTCACTGCCCTCATAAAAGATCTATTTGCGGAATTTTCTAAATATATAGTAAGAATAAATACATTTCTAGTGAGTGAAAAAGGGAAGTTAGATGGTAATAAAGAGAGTGTATCTAATTTTATGAAACACTATAAGAGCTATGAAGTAAAGAACGTTTTTAAACGTGTTACTCGCGATAATGTTATATTAATGAGGGGTATTTATGATCCTTTTAAATATGTTCCTGGTAATGTAAGCCGTGGGACATTTCCTCGTATTGACAGGGAGTTCCTTAGTTACCTAAGAAATATCGGCGGAAAGCTCGCAAAGACTAGAGGTGGAGGTAGATTGGAAGAAGATTTGGGTAGAGGCGACGTACTATTCCAGCCCCCTGGCGCTAACACAGACGAATATTTGAATACATATTTAAAACATCCGTCGTCACTTATAAACGAAAATCCTACGTTGTTTTTAGAGAATATAATAAAGCACGCATTTGATTTAATTCTTGCGGATGATTTAGTTCTTGCCGACCCTGAATTTTCAGATGTGGAATTGATAGACGTAGATCTAGAAGATGTATATAATTTTATATTTACTATATATGACAAAGAGTGTAAAATAAGTTATAATAAAGATGTAATAAAGAGTTTAATATTGTTTCTTAAGCGTGGACAATGCGGTACTCATAATGAGTTTGATTTTTACAACGAATTGTTGCGCGGAGTTTCTGCGGAAGCGCCTCCTGGGCCCAATAGTCAACCTACAGTTATGGATAAATACGAGTGGCCTTTTGAGCCTGAGGCTGCAGCTGAGGCTGATGCGGATGAATATATGCCTAATACCCAAGAACCTTATTTAGAAAGGCCTTCAACACCGCCACGCGGATCAACATCATCTAGAAACGGCAAAGGTGTAAAAAATAAGAATAAAAAACTCCCTTCTACAGGAAACCCTGGTTTAGGCATTTTCTCTCAAGCATACGGAGGTCGCCAGCAAACTAAAAAAAATACTAAATATAAAAATCATATATCCACACGAAAGATACGCCCAAGGAGACGCACACATAAAAAATGAATATGAGCTCATACATTGAGATGAGTCCCGCCCCAATGGAATTCACATCCTCATTCTTTGATTCTTCTTCGCGCGCCTGGCTCGCAAACAAGAAACGCAATGATCAGTCCTATAAATACAAGTGTGGCGTGGAAGACTGTCCCGTGCTGACGAAGGCCTCCACGAACTGTAAGAGACACGCAGGCCAAGGGCTGGTACTAGTACACAAAGGGCCTGTCACTAGGGCCATTACGAAAAAAATGTCCGAGATACAATAGAAATGTGCTGGAGAATTCTTTTATCCACCGTATTTTTAATTATACTCCTCGCCTGCGTAATCTACCTCGTCTTCTCCACCATGCCCCCAACCCATAAAAAACTGTATGATCGCCGAGAGGTTGCGGGGCCTTATATAACTATGAATAACTGGCGTACCATGGACTACGACCACGAGAAATCCATGCCCAGCTCCTCAAGCCTCCTCGTAGACGCCAGTGGAAATATACTATACCGGCCGTGGTTTTGAACGGGTGTTATAGGGATGAACGACGTAGAAATTCTTGGCTGATTTACGAAAGCCGTGTGCTCCATACCATCCTTTTAGCGCGTCTGTTTCCTTGTCGGTATCACCCTCAGGCCACAGATAGGCGTTCGGCAGAGATTTCAGGATGTTGCGCAGAATCTTCGAACCATATCCACAACCCCTGTACTTCTTATACACGGCCAAGAAGTGGATGTAGTTCTTCCGCCAACGGTCACGATCTATGGCAAGCCCGAATCCGAGAAGATCGCCGTGCCCATTGAAATAGCCACAACTCGCCCCGAGGCGCTTGCTCCAGCTACGCCCCAGGTCTTTGTCCGTGTAGCCGTTCCTCTGAAACGCCTCTCTATAAATACTCTTGACGGCAGAGTAGTGCTGTGTCTTCAACGGTCGTACAGGCATTCGGTGGACCTTGTTATTGATGTTGATGCGTATTTCAACTTTTTTATACGCTATGAGTATATGAGCTTCATCGGCATCACATATCTCCATTTAACGGCAGCGCTCGGGATTACCGCGGTCTCCGCAGAGTATCCTCTTAGTGTCTCTCCTATGGTGGCAATTGTGCAGTTCGTACTCATCTTTGCCCTGATTTTCATGATGTCGTGGGCTAAGCCTGGGCCCTATAAATACCTACTGTTTGTCACCTTTGCCTACCTGTTTGGCCAGATGATTGCGCCTATCGTACAAAGGGCAGAGGAGAAAGGAATTCTGAGAGAAGTCCTTGCTTCCGTGGCAGGAATATTCGTGGCCATGACCATCCTAGGATTTGCCGACAATCAACATTTCCTACAATTTGGCCCTTGTCTGATTGTGGCTCTGATAGGCCTCATTGTTGCTAGGCTTATACTGATCTTCGCAGGCATGTCTAGCCCAGACTCAACGGACTTCACAAAGGTTAAAACCATTCTGAGCTGGTTCTCCACGATACTATTTGCTGCCTTCGTAGCCTATGATACGCAACTTCTTAAACTCCGTCAGAAGAAACCTTACGATTATGTAAACTCTTCGCTCGGACTTTTCCTGGATATTGTCAACTTGTTCTCTGGGCAAGTTGACTAGGGAGTCAAACTTGACTAAAGAGTCAAACTTGACTAAAGAGTCAACTTGACTAAAGAGTCAAGTTGACTAAAGAGTCAAGTTGACTAACTAGGAACCTTCACAGGGCTCACATATTTCAAGCCACGAGGCCATATCGCACTACCAAAGTCCCCTGGATTCGGCAGGACCTCGTCCTCAATAATATACGTCGGCGGTTTGGGAAAGCCATTGAATTCCGTACTCGTAGCCGTGGTATAAGCTCCCATATGCGGAAACCAAAGCCAGTCACCCTCCTCTAACTCCTCTGCGTCTTCGGCCGAGGCAATATAGTCCAGACTATCACACGTCCTCCCGTATAAAATGGCGGGCTGACTCCTGCGCTTCGGCTCCTTGGGGTCACGTACACGTATCCATTTCGGCTTGGCATAGTCAAATGGAACGCAAGAGAACTGACCATACAAGCTCTCATCCACGGTATAGCGCCAGCCCTTCTTAGCAGGCTTCTTGCCAATCACGCGCACAAACAAGTCATGGCTAGAGGCCGCGAAGAAACGCCCTGGCTCTGCGATTACATTTATCTCAGGGTCTAACCGGTGTAAAAGGGGGTTTATGAGGTTGGCCGTCTTACGGAAGAGAGGTCCTTGCATGAATCCGCCACCGATGTCAATCGTGTTGGCCTCATGCCCTATGGAGCGAAGCTGGCGAATGCCCTGCGCCGCCTCTTGGATCGCGAGGCTGTACTGGGCCGGGTCTTTACACCCACTGCCCACGTGGAAGCTGATACCACTTATATGCTGGCCCTTTGTGCGCGCGTAGATACCTAGGGCTTTGATGTGTGCCGGATCGAGTCCGAACTTGGCGCTGAAGGGCATAATGCTCCCCCCATCTTCCACGCGAATCCGGATGAGGCTGGAGGTCTTCCATCCATTCTCGGCGAGTTTGTCCACCTCCTCAAACGAATCCACCACGGTGGTCTCGATATTGGCGGCAGCGTGGGCGCGAATCTCCTCCGAGCTCTTACAGGGATTGGCAAATATGATGTTCGCCCCGTAATCCACCTGGTTGACGATACGCACTTCATTCGCACTCGCGCAATCAAATCCGGAGCCGTACTCACCTAGCCATCGGATTAGAGTGGGATCCGGATTACACTTCACAGCGTAATAGGGTTTCACGGTGGGGAGGAGGCTCTTCCAAGTAGCCATGGATTCGGTGACCCGTTGTCGGGATACGGCGTAGAACGTGGTGCCCATGGCAGCGTGGAGATGTGTAAAACGGTGTAGGGCCTTCAGTGTAAAAGATAATTATAGATAACAAAAAAAGTTTAGGCTGGACTAGAAAGGGATGGAGCAGGGCCTCGTAGATACATCCAAATATAAGGTGAGCCTTGTCTCCATTGATACTCGCTTCGCCACCCAGAAAAACGCCGTGAACTCCACCTTTCGTGTTGTCTTGCCGTTCACCATGCGCAATGTCATGCGAGTACGGATGGCGTCATTGGAACTTCCTTTAGTCGAGCACGTCTTCTCCTTGTACAAGGCGAATGTGTCCTTTGATGTGCGCATCAAATACGAGAAATTCACCACGAAGATTGGACCTATTCCTGACGGGAATTATACAGTCGGAGAGCTGTGCGGGGTGTTAGAGGGGCTGTTAAAGGAGGTTGATGCTCGTTTCACATGTACCTATGAGCCTGTGAGTGGCCGGATTGTGGTGAAAAACACGGGCATCTTATTTCGGCTGTACATGTCTTCCGATAAATCGGCCGTGGCGGAGAGGGCCACGCATTGGGGACTCGGATACTATCTGGGATTCCGAGATCGCGAGGTGATGCCGAAGGAGGTGGACGGCGTCTATACGGCGGTGGCCTATGCTCCGCCGAGCCTGAAGCCCACACCCTATTACCTGATGCAACTGAAATGTCCGGAGCAGGCGGTGAATCTGTATCATCCTGGAGTAGGACCGGCGTACATCGAGGCCTTCGCCAAGGTTATCTTGAAGGATGATTACTATACGACACAGTTCGACGATAATTCCAATCTCCTACGAAAAGAATATACTTTCTTGTCTCCCACGGCCGTGCCGTTCTTTGAAGTTGGGCTCTTGGATCCTTGGGGCGTGCCTGTGAACATGATGGACGCCGATTGGTCGCTCACCCTGGAAGTCACGGAGGTGGTGAATTCCAAGACGTATGACAATTTGCTCACGACATATCAGCGTCGTTGAGCAAGCCAGGCCTTGAATGCGTGGGAGAACTCGGGGAAATAGGAACCTTGGTCCTCGTCCGAAGGAGATGTGACGAGAACCTTCTTGAGCTTTACGGCGGCGAGGTCGTGGAGACGGCGCTCCTTCTCCGTGAGAGAGGCGCGCCATTCGGCGATGAGTGTCTTGGTTGTTTGGGACTCCATTTAGGGACTCGTCGTTTATGTGGGGCAGGCTTATCAATTTTATAGTGGTAGAAATGTATTGTGAAGTGCCAAATTTAAGAACCCCTCGCTACGCTCGGTTGTTCTTAAATTATGAGCACTTCACATTATTTCCTAAAATACCAAAATTAAGAACTGGCGTTCTTAATTTTGGCATTTAACGGTAGATATGTCGCATAGGGATCGGCGTGTCCTACGCCTGAAATCCGTGGATGATATGTTCGCGGTGTTAAAGGATAAGGGTCGGGCGCTAGATACATTCAAGAAGGGCGATACGATACATGTCTGGAACAAGATGTCCAAGGGATATTCGTATGTGTTGGCCGAGAATCCTGGCGAAGGATTCGCCACCGGGTTTCGGCCGTATGCCGATCCTGGAGAGATCTTGGCACTCGGCGCATTCGGGGGAAAGTATCTGAACGACTGCCTACTAGAATTCCCCGCGGAGTGGTTCTGGGCCGCGGGGATGCTCGGGAAATTGTCGCCCCAGGGCGCGGATATTAAGCTCAACCATTTCCAAATAGATTCGCGCCTTTCTTTGCCTGAGTGGAAGGAGTATGGGTGGGTTCCTGGAGGCAAGAATAATCACGACGTGCTATCCGACGCCCAGAAAAACCCGGACGAGCGCGGATGGTTTCAGTGGTATTGTCGCTACTGGATGGGGCGCAGAATCCCAGAGCTGGATGCCGTTCAGATTAGGCGCTGGAAGGCATTTAGCAGACACGCGGGGGCTGTGGAGAAGAACTGTAAGGCGGGGGACTTGGAGTGTCGTCCTCGTCAAAGACAGGCCCTTTTACACTGGGCTTGGAACTTTGAGAAGTGAGATTGGTTACCGAAGGGCCTCTAAGATGGAATACGCTATGGCGAATAAGACACCTCCCCAAAGCGTATCTTGGATGGCGAATGATAGAGTATAATCCTTGAACGTCAGCAAGTTCGTGAAGTCGTACACGGCATACACGGCCATGCCAGATGCTGCCGCCTGTTTGAGCGACTTCATCTGTACGAGCAAATACGCAAGTGCCACGTAGACAATGGGGGCTGCCCAGAAGCGCATAGCGAGCGCCCTGCTGCCTTGTATCTTCGTGAACATGGTGGTCGTGTTAGACATTTGTAGGGTGAGCCAAGGAATGTCAATCAGTATGAGAACGAAAAAAGCAATGATGTAGTCGCGCATCTGCGTCTATATATCGGGAGGTAAATTACGGGGTCTGTGTAAAAGGGGTCTAGGATGTCTTCCCTCGAAGGATTTTCAGAACACATTCGTGGTCGGCGTTCTCTTGTGATCGGCGAGGTGGCCGATTGGTTGGCGAAGATAGGTGCCGTGGAATCGGAGAGTTTGTACAAGGGCCGATCTATACTAGTCATTCATGAGGCAGTGCGAGGAGGCTTTAGTGGTGGTCCGGCCTTGTTTCGGAAGCGGTGGGATTGTATTTACCGTATTCGCGACAGCTTTGAAGCGCAGATGTTGGCAACTTATGTTGCGAATGCTCCGAAGCCGGTTCGCATTCTTTGGACGGGAACGGGTCAAGATATTCCCCGAGCGTTGTGGCAACGCTGGTCAGGCAATGATGTTACGCTCATAGGGGGCAGCGGCAGCGGCAGCGGAGAGCTATTCGGCTGTGAGTGGGAAGTGATCTTCTTTCCTCTGCGCAATACTCGCCAGCTCACCGAAAAAATCCTGGGCATGCGAGGAAGCGGTATGCGGGCCCTCGTACCTGCCGTGGCTCCTCATCTCGATGAAATTGCCGAGAGTGGCGCTGCATTGGTCTGGTCAAATATTGACGAGAGCGATACACGGGGTGCGCTATACTGGCACGATCCTAAGGAAGGGGCGAAGGTCGACATGGTGTCAAAGGAGGAGGCGGTCGGAATGTTAGAGGACGTCATTCGTATTTTGAAATGAGGCGTGTTTTTCGTCGTGCTCGGCTAATATAAGTGCGTGGAACTTCCTCGCTTCCAGGCGTTCCCTTACATATATGAGAGGATCCTTGCCGAAGTAGGCGTGGCGTGTTAAGGTGTCATAGAGGCATTCTAGAAAGGTCGGTTTATACGTCGGGGGCGCCTTCTGGAGTCCCTTCCATCGGAGGCGTTTCTCCTCGTCCCACGCCCAGGCTTCGTGGCGATTATGAAGAACGGGGAGAGGGGGATACTCGCCGTCCTCGTCAGGCTTCTGCATCTGTAATCCTTGGGGGTATTTTACAAATATCGCTTTAGCGAGGTGGGATTGTATGAAACTTTCCGTCAGCCTCTATGCGCTTTAGATATTTTCCCCAAACTAAACCAAATCCGGGTTTATATGCCAATCTGCCAAGCTCCTCTATCTCGCCGTATTTTGTTGCTTCACTCCAGGCCGTTGTCGGACCTACGGTGTAATTGGCGTCCCAGTTAGGTACATATACTACATCATCGACAATAACGATCGTCTCGGAATGTGCTAGCGTAGAAGAATTTATGAAATCTGATTTTGCAATATGATATGAGTGCCCACCGTCAATAAATATGAGATCAAAGGTTTTATTGGGATGAACTAACTTATAATTTGGCAGTGTTATAGTACTATCGCCCACAATCAGGGTATGCCTCCCAGGGTAAGTAGTATCAATATACTCTTTTCCATGCTCCATGGCATTTACTTCTCCCAGATCGAAACTTGTGAGATGAACATTAGGATTTGCCGATAAAAACGTTTCTGCGCTATGACCTGCGTTGAAGCCGATTTCCATGATTTCCTTTACGCCAGGTTTTCCGGCAAAATGGCTTAATATAATTGGCTCTGCCGGAAACTGCGATGAATGTCCCTGATAGTCGTATGAAAAACGAATACCCTTAGATTCAAGGTATTCCTTTAGCATTATACATTTACGTCGTAAGATTGTAGGGTCTCATCTTACGCAGTGGACAAGGAGGTGAGTTTATTGGTACGCTTGAGTTTGCGTGTTCTCTTGGATTTACCCGTAAATCTACGAGTCCTTTTACCACCACGCGTGCCACGGCGCGGGCAGAAGATTCCCGTGCACGTATTCCAAAAACTTTTTTGTTTGGGAACTGGGATTTCTTCATACTTCCAACCAGCATTGTCGGGTACCATTTTAAATATACTTCTGTGTCTGCGACCCTCTGCTCTTGAACGGCTCTCTATGTCCAACCATTGCTCTATTTCACCGTCTGTCCAGTAAGGCATCCTCGTATAATCTGATATTACAGGTCCAACTATGGTACCATCGGGATTCATTGAATATATAAATTCAGAATCAAATGGGAGTTTAATATTGGGAGATACACCAGGCGGGTTTTGCCCTTTCGCGTACTGCGCCCGCGCTGCCGCGCGATTGGCGGCCTCCTGTTTGTAATTAAAGCCAGCTGGCATACCAGGGGCAGGCGCAGGCGTGGCAGCGGGCGCAGGCGTGGCAGCGGGCGCAGGCGTGGCAGCGGGCGCAGGCGTGGCAGCGGGCGCAGGCGTGGCAGCGGGCGCAGGCGTGGCAGCGGGCGCGGCAGGGGGCGCAGGCCCTCTCTTTATCACATTGTATGCTGATCTTAATCTCTGAAAAGCACTCGTAGCTCTATTGCTATTCAAAGCTTTATCTGGATGAACTTTGCGGGCAAGATTTAAATATTTTGCATGTATATTCTTCGCCGTAGCATTACGGGATAATCCCAAAACTTCATAAGCAGACGCCCTATTCGGTAATGTATAAATGCGGTTTACCTCATTAGACATTTCTAATATATATAATTTAATATATACACCACCTAGTGTAATAACTTTATGTTAGACCTTATATGACACAAATTGCTATATGTTCACTGCCTTCATAATGACATAGGAAGGATAGAGACGGTTATTGCTCCGGAGTACTGCGCGTACAAGGCAAAGAGTTCATAAGACGAGTATTTACTTCTTGAAGAGCTTGAACGTGCCCTTCTTCGCCTTGTACCCGGCCTTCACGAGGTTCTTCAGAGACTTGCGTCCGAGGGCGTGCTTCTTCCGGGAAACAATCCGGCCCTTCTTCGTGCGCATGAGATCCTTTTTCTCGAGTCCTCCGGAGGTGTGCTTGGCAGTGCCGTGCCACACCTTGAGCTTAGAGCCGACCGCGGGGATTTTGTTCGCCTTACGAGTGGAACGCGTAGCCATTTTCTAATGAATAACTATATTTTTTGTAGTTCGTAGAAGATGGCAGATGCAGGAGGTGGATTCCTTGATAAAGGGGCTGGACTTCTTGGTAAAGGGGCTGGCGTAGCAGCGCAAGGAACGGCAATGGCAGCATCTGCTACTACCGGATTCGTTGGGGGGATGATATCGCCACTGATAAAGTTCTTCAACGATTTTACAAAACAACGTATTGCGGCTGCGAATGAAGCCGCTAAGAAACGTGACGCGCGTGATCATAAAATAGTGGAAATTTGTGATGTCTATTGGAATGAGAGTAACATACAATAAGGCCGAGCCTCATTCTCAAGTACCGTAAAATATAAAAGTTAAAAACTGGGGTTCTTAACTTTTATATTTTTAGGAATGCTGTGAAGTACTGAAGGCTTCAAATAATAAATCTAAGGGTATTGTAATATGGTTGCAGGGGCCTTTTTGGCATTAGCACGCGTTGGCGCATCTGTTGGGACACGTGTTGGCGCACGTGCTGCGGGACGCGTTGGCGCACGTGCTGGGGCAAGTGCCGTGACACGCGGCGCGAGAAGTGCTGCGACACGCGGCGCGAGAAGTGCTGCGACACGTGGTGCGACAAGTGCCACGACGCGTAGTGTAGCTAAATCGACGCCAAAAGCTATACCAAAAGCAACACCAAAGCTGACACCAAAACCTAATCCAAAACCTAATCCAAAACCTAATCCAAAACCTAATCCAAAACCAAAACCAAAACCTGGTGAGAAAGATGGCAAAGATCCTAAGAAGAAACCACAAGATCAAGGTGACAATGACAGTTCGTCATTAGGAGATGGCGTAGATACAGCCACAAGTTCTTTTTCTCCAGGAGGATCTGGTAATAGCAGTGGCAGTGGCAGTGGCAGTGGCATGTCAGGCATGGCAGGCATGGCAGGCATGGCAGGCATGGCGGGTATGGCGGGCACAGCTAGTTCGGGAACAGGACTATTAGACTCATTTAGCCAAGGTTTGCCAAGTTCAGAGGATATAGAATTAGCGAGCGAAAAAGGAACAGCCGCAGGCGAAAAGGCAGCAGGTACAGTGTCTGGAGCATTAGCCGCCGCAACCAGTGGATCCAAATTAGCCATAGTAAAAGGGAGCACGTCAGATGTTGTTAAAAAGCATGAACAGCCTAGCTGTCCGTGTAATAACAATATACGCAAGTATAATAGAGCACAGCGGGGTTTGCCAGAAGGGTTCAAACAATTGATTTCCAAGTATTATACGGTGAAATCCGCGTGTAAATGTAAGAGTAATGATGAAATAGAGGCAAATTATTTATTAAGGCAGATACAGGAATCATCCAAAGATATACTTACGAATACTGGTCGTCCAGTTACGAATAGTGCGCTGGGTAAAGAATTTACCCAAAAAGTAGAAGCCGCCGTGGCTTCTAGGGGTGGCTATATGCGTCTGGCCGGCACTCGTAATAAAAAGAATAGGATAAAGAAAGAAGAGTCCCGGCGAAGGACGCGGAAAATTAATATAAGGTCTATATAGTTATGCCGCCCATTAAAATACCCAAATCATCCGCGTCGGCCAAATCATTTACAAAACCATCCAAGCCAGCTACACCATTTAAACCTGCGATGAATCCGCAGGGGAAAAATATGTCTACAAGGGAAAGTAGAGCTGCCAATAGAAAGGCTACGGCTACTAAAGGGAATCCTCAGCAACAACCGCAAAAGGGTACTCAGCAACCGCAAAAGGGTACTCAGCAACCGCAAAAGGGTACTCAGCAACCGCAAAAGGGTACTCAGCAACAGCAACAACAACAAATGGGTTCTCAGCAGCAGCAACAGATGGGTAGTCAACAAGGCCAGCAACAAGGTGGTCCTAGCTATAGTCCAATGTCAATGGGTGCGCCTTCTAGCACAAGCGGAAGTGGTTGCTCATTTGATCCTGGTAATATACACACTATAGCTACATCTATTCAAAAAATTGCTGCAAAGAGTGGAGGAAAACGTGTATTCACCTTGCGTAAACGAAATGCCGGCAAGAGGAAGACACAAAAGAGGAGATAAAATCCCCGGGTCTTACAAGAAGCGTGTGTAAAAAATATACACGGTTCTTAGTAGATGGAGTATACTGATAAAATATTAAAGGTGGCCGAGACAATTGTTGCTGGCATGAAATCTTTAAAAAACCGCGCCGTTATGGGAGCGACACAAGGTTCACCACTGGCTACTCCTGCGCCTACTGGTTCACAGCTGACGCCTGCGTCTACTGGATCACAGCCCACGCCTGCGCCCGCACCCGCTGGATCACAGCCCACGCCTACGCCCGCGCCTACTGGTTCACAGTTGGCTCGTATGCCCGCGCCCGCGCCCGCTGGTTCACAGTTGGCTCGTGTGCCCGCGCCCGCGCCTGTAGCTACTCCCTCTATCATTAAATCACAAGCAGAAGAATTAAGAAGGATCAAAGCCGCCAAGGACCCTCGTGAGATTTTAGAATTGAAGCCTGGAGCAACACCCGCAGAAATAAAAGAAGCACGTGGCAGAAAACTTCTTATTGCTCATCCCAATAAAGGTGGTGACTCGGAATCATTCGAGAAGGTCAACGAAGCATATAAGACTCTGATGAGTATAAAGGGAGGAAGGCGCACGGCCAATAGACGCCTGAACCGTAGAAGCAGTCGCAGAACAACATACCGTCGCTAAAACCTGTAAAGGACAATTTTTTTGTAATAGTACAACTATCACAAAAAACTGGTCCAGGCGGGTCTTGAACCCGCGACCTTGGCGTGCCTCAAGTATAGAATTGAATCTATAAGCACCACGCTCTACCAACTGAGCTACTAGACCCTAACTATACATGCCACCGCCTTTTTAAGCCTGCTTTTAACCAATGTAAAAGGTAGATGGTGCGTAAGACGAGGAAGGTCTCCAAATCTTCGTGGGGCTACCACCTACTCATAAATGCTGCCGCGTGTGACCCCGGTGCCATTCGTTCTTCTGAGAAAATCAAGGCATTCACGAAAGAACTTGTGAAACGGATCGACATGAAGGCGTACGGAGCTCCCAGAGTTGTCCGATTCGGCGAAGGGCGCGTGGCCGGCTACAGCCTTATCCAGCTGATTGAAACATCCTGTATAACCGCCCACTTCGTAGAAGAAACGAATGACGCATACTTTGATGTCTTCTCATGTAAGTCCTTTGATCCCAAGGTGGCCATGGACGTCGTGAAAGAATTCTTCAATCCCACCAATGCGCAGAAAACATTCTTGAAAAGACAAGCGTACGTCTAAATAGATGTTACGTATATCCATAGAACCAAATACATTTCATTTGTATGATTATCAAGACAAAGAAAATGTATATGTGGATGCCTCAAAAATAATCAATACGAAAAAAGCCTATGAGCAGTTTGCGAAGTTCACAAAGGCCTTTCATAATATGGTGACCTACACTATACACAAGGCAAAGCACGATTTATCCGATATTGTCTTTGTGGCAAATGGAGGACTCTGTATACCCGGTATACCCAACACGATTATCTTGCCTAATATGAAATACAAGCATCGTCAAGAAGAACTCCCCTACCTCAAAAAAATGTATGAAGACCTTGGCTTACACACAATACCATTTCCATCAGCTGTCTTTGAAGGCCAAGCAGAGCTCAAATGGTTCCACGGCGGATCCAAGGCAATCTGCGGATATGGTTTCCGCGCCACGAAGAAAGCATTCGCCATAGCGCAAAAACTCTTGGACGGCCTCTATAAAGACCACGGGCTTCCTCCTCCCGAACTACTGATTGTCCCCCTTGCTTCGGCCGATTACTATCATCTGGACGTGGCAATGTTGGAATTCAACGACGACAGTTGTGTCGTACATCGGAAGGCGTTCTCAGAAGAGTCTATACAGAAGATGCGCGAGTTCCTGGGCCCTTCCAAGGTTCACGTGATAGATACGGATGATACTATGTGTCTCAATGCCGTTGTAGATGGTAAGTATCTAATAACACACAAGATGACCGACAAGGCTGTGAAAAAGGTGTTAGAGGGGATTACTGGGCTTCGCATACGGGAAGTGGATCTGAGTGAGTTTGAGAAATCGGGCGGATCCGTGCGCTGTATGACGCTGGATTTACACCCGTCGACGTCTGCCCTTGTTGCTGATAAACTAATTCGTGGCGGGGAGCGGTCCTAGATGGTCGGCCTTGCTTTAGTGGCCACGTAGACCGGAACCACCGCGGTGGGATTTTTTTGTTGTTCTGCGACTGCGACTGCTTTTACGCTTGAGGCCTCTATTGGCCGTGCGTCTTCCTCCGCCCTTTTTCATTAGAGCGTCATACGCCTCTTGAAGTTTCTGGAATAATCCCGTGTCACCACCTTTATTTGGGTGAATAAATCGTGCTTTTCTTTTATACGCCTCTGTTATTTCTGGGCCTGTTAGTTGTCCTCCAGGATTCAATCCTAAAGTCGCACGATTGTTCTTCGCGTTTCTGATCATTTGTAACTCTCGTGCTTGTCTTTCTAGCTGTATCTGTCGCTGATGTTCTAATTTAAGTTCGAGCTCCTGATTTACTTGATTACGGGCAACCCTAAGTTTATCCTCTAACTGTTGCCTGGCATTCATGATGCTATTATTCAAATAACGAGCATATAAACCTGCGGCACACATGCACCCAACCATACATAAAAATATAAATGCACCTGCTATTTTATCAGTTATAACCGACTCTAAAAATTGTTGTATATTATTTGCAACTGTTTTTGCGGTGTCTGTAACATCTGGTTGCGCTACATTCTTTGAAATGAATCCCCATGAAAATATGTTCAAACCACTTCTTGTAGTATTTGCAACGACATTAGTTGCATATTGAGCTGTACCAGCACTTAGTCCCGCAGGAATAATTATTAAAGAAGCACTAAGGAGGTAAAATAATGCTACACCTATAAGACCACCCAGTGCGAATCCACCCGCTAGATGTTGATTTATACTCGCAAGAGGTAGACCAAGGTCTAAGAGTTCTTGTGTTTTGACAATTCTGTCTATCTTACTTGTAAACCGCAACGCTTCTGCGAGATTGCCTTGTTTGGCTGCCTCAATAGCAAGTTCCGCTAGCATTGACGCTTGATACCCATGTTTTTTACTAACCACGCCTGGATTGAATACTGACATTAGGGTTTGTTTACCGTTTGGGGCATCATATGGTACAAATTGTCTTCCTGGACCTGCTTGGCGAGAGAAAGCATCCTTTCCGTTACCAGCCGGCATCCCCCCTTTCATGTTGTTCAGTAACAGGGGCGCATTTTTCAAAGGCGCATTTTCCAAAGGCGCATTTTCTAAAGGCGCATTTTCCAAAAGCGCATTTTCCAAAGGCGCATTTTCCAAAGCACATATATCAGCCAGTTGTGCGTCTATGTCCCCTCTAAAGATAAATTCAGGAGCTTTTTCTTTTAGTATATTATTCAATTCTTTGGCAAGTGCCGCATAAAACTCCATGCCACGCTGTAACTTAGTCTTTATTTGCGAATTATCACCAGAACATGATATCATGTGAATATTTGATTTAACATCACCCAACAGCTCAGCCAATATAATGGGTGCCAGTACCTTCAGATCAACGTCTCCCATATATTTATACGCAATATTATATTTTGTTCCGCTCCGGAATTCATTGTAAAGTACTGCTTCGCGTGATTGTTAAAAATTGATTCGTGGCGGGGAGCACTTTTAAAGGTCCCTAGCTCCTTACATGTTCTTCTGTAGTGGCTGCCAAAATGTCCAAGCCGTCGAGCCTGTCCATCGTGATCCTTCCGCTTCCGTTTCTGCCTCTGCTGATTCTGCTAGTGCTAGTGGCGCTGATGTTCTACCTAATCTGGCGAGTAACTCAGGCTCTGGACTAGATGCTCCTCCTGTATCTGATCCTCCTGTTTCTACCACCGCTGAAAAGGATGTAGTTGTTGAGGAGCATGCTCCTTTGCCTGCGAGCCGTGCTTCTACACCAGAATCTTCTGCTTCTGCTTCTCCAGAGGCTGAGACAGAGGCTCAGGCAGGCACCGAGGCTGAGGCAGAGGCTCAGGTAGAGGCTCAAGCAGAAGCTCAGACAGGCGCCGAGGCAGAAGCTCAGGCAGAAGCAGGGACAGAGGCCGAGGACACGCGAATGCCGGTAAACAGGGCGGTCTCCTCATTTGACGAGAGTATTTATAGCCAACAGTTCACACTACATAAGGTCCCTTTCTACGATATGACCATTCGCGCCTACGAAGGCGTTTCTGATACATACGTGACGTTTGACACTACCGAGCCTGTCACCCTGCCCATCGCCACTCTTCGCAAAGTCTTAAATACTATTAAACCAGACCCAGAGAAGAAGTACCTGGGAGACAATCTTATGCTTGCTATGGGCTTCTTCATTGCCTCTGTTCTCCTCCGTGCGAAGGATTGTTCGTAAGACGAAGTCAAGCTATGCTAAGACGAAGTCAAGCTATGCTAAGACGAAGTCGAGCTATGCTAAGACGAAGTCAAGCTATGCTAAGACAGGCACACCCAGGAGCGTCCTTCTCCCTCAAAAAACAGGCGGATAAACTTCCCCGCCCATATTTTTTCTTCATCCTAGAATACAAGATCTTATATAATTCGCCCACGGTTCCCTCAGACAAACGAATAAGAAAAACAAACTCCAAATAACCAATTTCCTGAGCACTCGGCTTATAGGCAGACCCCTCTCGTAAAACACCCACCATCAGATTATTCCACGCCCTGTTCATAACAGGTTCCACAACATTCGCGTGTAATAAACTCGCCTCCGCCGCGTATACGAGAAGCTCAGAAAGTTCTTGTAGCCTCTCCTCAGGAAACCAATCAAATATACGCAACTCTATCCCATGTAAGAAATGTTTTCGGTAATTTATATCCATGCCCAACTGTTCCAAGGCAACATAACCACTCGTGGCGTGATAGACCTTGTACCACCAGAAAGGCTGATCAGATCCTCTCAACTGATTTACCGGAACTGTGAGTATCTTTCCCTCGGGCATCGAATCTGTGTCATAGGTGCCTAGGCCGATATACCGACTCATCGCACCGCGTTGTGAGCCCGCAGAACATCCTTGAAAGGGATCGGCACTGCCGTAGACGGCCACTAGAAAAGGCTCCAACCATTGATAAACGCGTATACAGGCCCTATGCTGCATCTTGAACTTTGCCTGGTCTTTCATAGTAGGTGAGCCATCTGCCAACTTCTTCCCCAGTCGTGTTGGCAAAGTAATATTCACATGATACGTGCCATTATTAAACATCCCAACATTCCTCTGATTTGTGTGAAAGACCGCGAACGCAGGGTTACAGGGAGGATAAATGACAGGGCCCTTGTCCAGGAATACCCGACGGTCTACCAGAAATTTATTAAAAGCATTTAGAAACCCCTTCTTTTTCACAATAAGTTCCTCTATTACATCTTCCGCCGTGGCTCTATAAAAATCCTCACTCATGAACTCAATCGTATCACCGTCAAATGTAAAACCCGCATCGTGTTCGTCGATAAACAACCTCGGACAAAAGTCCTGCATTTCCTCAAAGACCGTGCGCCCTGAGAACTTCGGATTTGGCCTCGGCTGTTTTTCATAAGTGGTGAGATGTTGTCCATGGCGATCGGCCTTTGTGAGAGAGTGGCAATTGAGTAAAAGGGGCAAGGGTGCGAAGCCAGAAGCATCTGGGAATAGGCTATCCATCTGCGCAAGTGTCTCGGGCTTGTAGGAATTATAGTAATTCACGCTGTACCTCTCAGGCTTCCTCGCCGTTTTTAAAAGTGGCGTGGCCACGTACACAGGCTTGGCGAACTGTAAATATGTTTCTATCTCTATGCCGAATCCCCAGAATATCTCGTTCTCTCCATATTTATCCTTATATTTCCTGTGTTTTTCAAGGACTGGGCGGGAGTCCTTCATCTGAGCTAAAGGGTATAAAAAATGAAGGCCGGCATGGCACAGAATAAGGGTCTCACCAATGCCCAACTTTATGTACGATATCGGAAAGGGCGTTGACCGCCTATTACGTTGTAAGCGCGTACACCCTTGTTTCCTAGTATTATTTCTCTTTATGGCAGGGTGTGCCATTGCCACGGGTGTTGTATATTTGGTAAAGGGTCCAGGAGAAATTATACAAATTGCCCTTTTCTCTCTAACTCTGATCCTGATATTCCTACTCATTAGCTCACACGCGTATTATCTCAATACAACGCAACAGGGGAGTCAACCGGTAGAAAATGTTTAAACACGTGGCGCATATACTATATACCATGCGGATCTTCACGCCATTTTTCATGAAGCCGTGCGAACTTCTCACACTCACGAAGATGACGGAACAGAAAATCACAGAACCTATAAGTATTTCCCTAGAAAACTATGGGCGTCGCCTATTTGTCCCTGTAAAAGTAACAAATGCCAGATCAACCTTTTTTACTCCCCATTATATGATTCAGTACCCAGAGCTATATTTTGATTATATTCGCGGGACTATTATGCGCTATGAATACAACGAACAGGGTATTATGACGAGACATGTGTTACAGGAGGAAATGCAAAAATACCAGCTTGTTAAGGAAATCCATGTGGCTACTATTGAAACCCCTCCTCTTGAGGGAAAGGATATGCTCTTCTGTAGCAGATTATATTAGGACCCTCTTCATATCTTCCAGAAACTCCTTACTGATATTTCTTGACTCCGCGGGCAAGAGACAGAGGCTTCCAATCTCCGCATCAGAGTCTACACGGCGATGGAAGATGAGATCGGCTACAGTATTCGGCAAATACAGATAGTACGGCGAAGTTACACCGGCTTCTTGAAGACGATATAGCATCAGCTCGAGGTCGGCGAAGGAGAAGACATAAACGTGATAAGAACCATTTTGAATGATTCTTTTCGGTTTTAGAGGCAAATTTATAGCGGTGATAACTTCTTTATCAAGGCCGAAGAGCTCCTCCAAGGTTTCGCGCAGAGCAGTCTGAAAGGGATCGGTTTCCTCGGGCTCCCTCTTTCCGCCGAATCCGCTTATTGTCGGCTCGGACTTGCGTGGCTGATAGCCGGCCAGCGTATGAACACCATTGGTAAAGAGACAACCTGCTCCTGTATATAGGCTCTTATCCTTATTACGAAGACACGAACGGAACATTTGGGGACTGTGTAAAAGGGGTTGGTTAGGGATTAATTTTTATTTGTTTGGGCCCTTTGGCCCTTTGGCCCTTTGGCCCAGAGGCCCAGAGGCCCAAGCGCTAATTATTTTCTCATGCCTCAGTATAAATGTCCTCTGTATTACGGCACACTCGTGAACCCAGTCCGGTTTCTAAGCGTTTCACGGTGTTTCCTTATTATGGCTTCCCTACGGGTGAGCAAGAGTACTATTTTACGGTGAATGGCGATTCGCTCTATCGCGTTGAATCCGACCTGAGTGGCGTAAATCAATGGGTGGTTGCTCGTGATATGGGTAAAGAATCATTTATTAATAGCCTTGATACAGAGCTCATTGAGTATTGGGAAAATGCTAATACATGGAGCGACATCACCCTAATTCGCAAGGGTCGTGCGCGGAAGTTCCAAGCCCTGGCTGTACCGAATGGATTGACGAACGCTTCGGATAACAACGACCCCGCTTGGAATGCGGGCGCCTATACGGATCCTACTGGAAACTTTGAGGACTGTCCCTTTTACAATAACCAAAACACCGGAATAAACGACCTTCTGATTATGGGAAATTCTACCACCACCACCGGCGAATACACCCAGTCTCTTCCTTTCGCCACTTTCTGGGCCGTGGTAGATCCTGTGGTCATCCGCTACACATCTGGGGCTAACACATACACACGCGCGATTGTGAATCGCGTTGTTCCCTCATAGACTCTCTAGCTTTTTTCCGTATATTTTTCATTTTATGATAGAATGAAAAATACACCACTAACCCCAATCTAAAAATTGAAGCCGGTTGGGCGCTGAAGTGATGAGCCTAGCCTAGACATGTCTTCGCCTGATGAAAGCCCTCTGCCAGCTCCCATAGACGGCACCGAACTTCACAGGGCTCAGTCCTGGATCTTTGAGAAATTCCTGGAAGACCCCCGTACCATGACCATGCGGATGAAACACCGCGCGTCCTTACATCGCGCCGTCATCGTGAAGAGAGGCCAGATCATCGCCGAAGCCACCAATAACTATGGCTCCCGCAGTCGTGGCTCTGGCTACTCCCGCAGTAGCATCCACGCCGAGAAGAATGTGGTGAAGGTGCTGGGAGATGTCCACCGGCTAAGAGGAGCCGACATGTATATCATGCGCTTCTCTCGCACGGAGAACATAGAGTTCGTGCGCTCTACGCCATGTCCAGCATGTATGATATTCCTGGAGAAATGTATGCGCGAATACGGCCTCAAGAACGTCTATTACACCAGTTAGTAACACCGCGCCTCCCAGCTTTTTGGTGTAAAAATGATTCGGGCCCAGGCGGTACCGTACGGGTCCCACCCATGAATCAACTTAAAGCCACGGTACAGAGTACCTCTAGCCAAGAGAATACGATGTCTGCGCAGGTCCCGTACAAAGCCCCCATGTCCGCTGCCGTGAAGCCCACGCAGTTCAAGAGTGGCAATGAGGAAGGCAAGACCAACACGTGCCTTCAGGAAATGAGTAAAATCAACAAGTATTTCATGGATCTCGGAAAGACTCTGGAGCAGAATCTGTCGTTGGTAGCCGATGTGAAAAAGAAGATCCCTGTACACATCATATTCACCAACAACAGCCTCATCGAGACCAAGCAGTGGAAGAACAAGGTGGCCAACTTCGGCGTAAACACCATGGCCATCCTCTCGTCGCAAGACACCAAGACAAAGGGCGAGATTGACTCGCTCATTGTCACCGGAGATGACTCTGGGCGATGCGTCAACTACATCATGTGTTGCGCGAACGGCGTGCGTGTGCGCGATATCACGTGGATCATCAAGCAGTATTCGCGGAAACACCCGCGCTACATCTTCAACATCTTCCTGGACGAGTTTGATAAGATGCCGATTTACGCCACCTTTATCAAGGCCATTCAAGGCTACGAGAATGTGCGCAATATCGTGGCCATCAGTGCGACCCCCTACGCCAGTTGGTTCGCCACGCTCCTTGACCTCGGCTACACGTATGTTCCCCTTTTGACAAAGATTGAGGATTCCACGGACTACAGGCAGATCAGCGACCACCGCCTTATTTATACGAATGACATCCAGATTGAGAATCCCGTGGCGAATTTCCAGCACATCCTGGACAATCCTGGGAAAGTCTGCTACGAGGTGGATGGTGTACAGTTGAAGATTCCTGACCTGAAGGCCGAGAAGGGAAAGATCTTCTTCGTTCCTGGGACATGGCGCGTGGATAGCCACGACGATATTTGCGCCATTGCGAAAAAGATGGGATGGAACTGTCTTGTGTTGAACGGGAAAAAGAAGGGATTCTATTACCCCGACGAGACGTATGTGACGATAAAGGACTACAGGGCGCGCCGAGCGTTCCCCGAGCACACGAGCATCATGGCGGTGGCGCACGCGATGTACAACGACCCTGGACTTAAGTTAAAGGTGGTCAATCTGGTCATCACGGGCTTCAACTGTGTGGAGCGAGGTGTCACGTTCAATGTGCCCGACTTCCAATTCCACACGGCCATCTTCAGCCCCTACCATTTCAAGGAGGGCAGTGAGGCGAAGGAGAGCATTATTCAGCTGGCCGGGCGCGCCACCGGCTGGAAGGAGTTTGTGCCTACCATGAACATCCTCGCCCCCAAGTACTTGCTCGACGAGGTCGTGGAGAGCCAGGACAATCTCATTCGCTTCTTGAAGGAGTCGCCCACGCACATCACATATGCCGACATGATGGGCGACAAGAACGCAATTCCGATTCGCCTGGACTTCTTGGATGCGGATTTGCTGGCCTATCTGGAGGGAGAGTCAAACAAGGTGAAGCGTCTGGAGGCCATTCGCGCAGGCATACAGAAGGGGCTCGTACAATATACGAATCCAAATCGCGAGAGCACGGATTCCTGGGCGTTTACGGCCGAGCTGGGCGGTAAGTACGCGCTCAAGACGATTCGCAGTTGTAAGGAGGGCAACAAGGCAGAGAACTACCGCTTTGATGCGTATATCAGTGCGCACAACGAGGGGCGCGGATATGGCCAGAGCAATCAGGAAGGGGAGTACAGCATAGATATTAACTTCTTGGCACATACTAAGAATGGCGTGGCGATCCCCAGGGGCATCGGCTTTATTAGTTATGCCTATCTGGAGATAAAACCTGAGGCAGGAGTATAAGAGATGGCGTCGGTCATTATATCATCCGGATTATCCGTGGCCGATGCGCAGGCATCTTCTGCTGCGGCCGGCCTGAGTATGTGTTCGTGCCCAGATGGGGATATAGACGTCTATTCCACGGATGCCGCCGCCGTGGAGGCGTGGTTCAAAGGGCTCGGCCCAGAAGTAAAAGCAGAGCTGGTTTTTCATAAGCTAGAACCGCGTTGTGTAAAAGGGATGGTTTCGCCATATGAAACGCTACAGCCTAGAATTCCAGGATACAGTTTTTTCACGGCGTCCGAGGTAGCGCAAATATATGAGTTCCCCGCCCCCGATACTTCTGTGAATATCGTTGTGGGAGTCATGTCATTTGGCGGAGGTCTATATGGAACTGTGGGCACTGACGGTGTCTTGACAAACGGCGACGTACAGGCTTATTGGACTTACCTAGGAAAACCTACAAATACTCATCCCCGTGTAATTATAAAGACCATTGACAACGCCACGAACTCTCCTGGGCCAGATAGTGGGACTGCGGAAAATACCTTGGACATTGAAACGATTGGAGGAGCCTGTACTAGCCCGAATCTCACCATTATATTATACATTTGTCCCAATACACTGGGTGGAATGTTAAGTCTATTGACGTATATGTATAATACGCCGGTAGTGGTCGGTGGTATAAGCTACAGGCCCGACATTATATCGTGTTCGTGGGGCTCGTCCGAATTAAGATATTCCAGCACTCTGAGAAATTCTGTTAACTCTATCATGTCCACCATAACAGGAGCCGGCATATCCATTTGTACAGCTACAGGAGACTTTGGTGCCAATAACAATGGACCCACGCCAGGTTACAATGTGGACTTTCCTTCATCCAGTCCATATGCCACGGCCGTAGGAGGAACACGCCTAGTGTGCCAGAATAACATATACGATGAAAACACCGTAGAAACTGCGTGGACATCTGGGGGTGGTGGAACAAGTGAAGTCTTCGCCAAGCCGGCATATCAGAGCGCTGTAGCCGGTAGCTTTCGCTGTATACCCGATATTGCCGGAGTGGCTGATCCGAACACTGGCGTTGTATTCAAAGTGGGCGGTTCATTCTTTGTATATGGCGGTACCAGCGTGTCTGCCCCTCTCGCGGCAGCTTTCCTCGCGGCGATAAACTGCCGAACCTTTGTAAATCCGCGTTTGTACTCGGCTCCCTCCAATTGCTTTCACGATGTGACCGTGGGAAATAATGGAGGCATGTTTGCCGGCGTTGGTTACGACAAAACTACAGGGCTCGGAAGTATAAATGGAGCGAACCTTGGCCCGCATATTATGGCCGTGGCCGTGACGGGTGTTACGCTGAATCAGAGTAGCGCCTCTTTATTGGCAGGGAATACTCTACAACTCACGGCCACCGTGGCTCCCGCTGGAGCCACGAACGATGATGTGACATGGTCTTCTTCCAATACTTCTCGCGCCACAGTGAATTCTTCGGGTCTTGTTACAGCGGAGTCGGCAGGTTCTGCCACGATAACAGTTCGCACGGCAGATGGTGGGTATACAGCCACCTGCGCTCTCACAATCACAGGGACTATTGCCGTATCGAGTGTGATTTTAAATAAGACAACAGCCACCGTGGGTGTAGGATCTACTACGCAATTGGTGGCCACTGTGTTACCGACGAATGCCACGAACAAAGCAGTGGTCTGGTCATCTTCTGATATCACCAAGGCGACTGTCAATGCCACGAGCGGGGTTGTCACAGGAGTGGCTACGGGCTCTGCCACCATTACCGCTACTACTGACGATGGTGGCAAGACGGCCACATGTGTAGTAACTGTGGTAACTTCTGTACCTGTAACAGGGGTTGGTCTAAATCAGAACACGGCTTTCTTGGCCACAGGGTCTACTCTACAACTCACGGCTACTGTCCAACCTGCGAATGCCACGAATACCGCAGTTATTTGGTCTACTTCCAACATAAATCGCGCTACGGTTGATTCTTCGGGCATCGTTACAGCCACTGGAGCAGGAACGGCAAATATCGTGGTGACAACTACGGACGGATCTTTCACGGCCACCTGTGCCGTTACCGTATATTCAGGGGCCTTTGTACCTGTTACAGGGGTTTCTATAACACCTACATCAAGGACTATAGAACCTAACGGAACGGCACAACTGACTGCCTCCATAACTCCCGCCAATGCGACCAATAAGCTTCTTACGTGGTCTTCCAATTCTGCGTCAGTGTCGGTGAGTCAGAACGGCATAGTCACTGGTGTTTCTCCTGGACCCGCCACAGTGACTGTGACCACGCAGAATGGCGGTAAGACAGCCACCAGCTCGATCCTAGTAAACGCACCTCCTCTGATAACCATGAATCCTGGAAGCACGACCGTATCTTCAGGAGCAGTTGTAAATATATCTGCCACGATTACACGTCCTGGACTGATTGCTACGGCAATATCATGGTCCTCCTCTAACACATCTATCGCCACGGTGCCATTAAGAGGAGTTGTAACTTCTATCTCAGGAAATACAACGACGATAAGAGCAAGTGTAACAGGGACCGGCAATGGAACAGCCACGATTACGGCGAATGCCAGTGGATATGGTATATCCGCCGTGTGCTCTGTGCTTGTAACAACGAGAGTACAGAGCGTGACCCTGAATGCGCGCAACGCAACGTTGGCGATTGGCCAAACATTCCAGGCTGTGCCAACAATCTCTCCTGCCACGGCAACGAACCAGGATGTGACGTGGTCCAGCTCTTCTGCCTCTGTGGCCACTGTCGACGCAGATGGGCTTATTACCGCGGTACGAAATGGCTCAACCACAATTCGTGCCATTACGGTCGATGGGGCCAAGTTCGCCACGCTCACTATATCCGTTGTAACCCCTGTAACAGGAGTTGCGGTAAGTCCAACAACTCTCACGCTGAATCGTGGAGCAACGAGAAGATTAGTAGCAAACATTATACCACCGAATGCGTCCAATGTAGGTGTAAGATGGTCTAGTTCAAATACTCGCGTGGCGAGCGTAAGTAGCACAGGCGTTGTGCGTGGTGTAGCTGCGGGCACGGCCACCGTAACAGTGCGTACAAATAGTGGTGGTCTAACTAGCACATGCGTTGTCACCGTTACATAAAATTGAAGCTGGGCCAGGCTAACCAAGAAAGGTCCACCCAGAAATGTCGTCAGCGTTTGTTCGTGTTGTCACGGATACGGAGGCAGTGCCTTCGCCTCCGCCCCAACCTGCGCTCGTGACCGGCTACGAGCCTGACCGATTCCAGAAATTCGCCATTGAGGCCATTGAGGCCGGCGAGAATGTGCTCGTCACTGCGAAGACCGGGAGTGGCAAGACCTTCGTCGGCGAGTACCAGATCGCCAAGTCGCTGGCCAGGGGCGGACGCATCTTTTACACAACGCCCATCAAGTCTCTGACAAACCAGAAATTCCACGACCTGAAGAAGCTCTTCCCTGAGGCCTCGGTGGGGATTATGACCGGGGATATCAAGTTCCGCCCGGATGCGCAGATCATTGTGATGACCACGGAGATTCTGCGCAACCTCCTGTTCAAGCGGGGCACGGCCACGGAAAAGATCGGGGTCGGAGCACTCATGTCGCTGGATGGACTGGACTCGGTCGTCTTTGACGAGGTCCATTATATCAATGACCCGGATCGTGGCCATGTCTGGGAGGAGACCCTGATGCTCTTGCCGACCACCGTGAAACTGATTCTGCTGTCGGCCACCCTGAGCTCACCCTACGGATTCGCCGAGTGGCTCGGAGAGCTCAAGAAGGTGCGTGTCTGGCTCATCAGCACTCTCTGGCGCGCCGTGCCCTTGGAGCACTGTGTTCTCTCAGAGGGAAAGCCTCTCGTCATTTATGACGCCAAGGAGCACTTTCATGACACGGTGTATCGCGAATGGTTCGCCGGGAAGGGCGCTGCCTTACTGGCCCATGACAAGTTCAAGGAAAAGGTACATCAGATGAAAAAGGGAGGGTTTGAGGGCCCGGTGGCCGGGAAAACGAGGCCCAAGTCGTTTGAGCACCAGCTCAATGAATGCTTGGAGTACTTGGACACGCGCGGCTGCCTTCCAGCCATCTTCTTCGTATTTTCCCGCGCCGGGTGCGAGAAACTCGCCGACAAAATCACGGGCAATTTTCTGGACTCGTCGGACGCGGCTGCGGTGGCGAATATCTGGGACTTTCACTTGTCCCGGTACAAGGAAAGTCTGGAGAAGTCGCCCCAGTACCATAGTCTGCGGACCCTGGCCATGCGAGGCATCGCCTTTCACCACAGCGGTCTCTTGCCCTTCCTCAAGGAGATTCTGGAGGTCTTGTTCAGCAAGGGCTATATCAAAGTTCTCATGGCCACGGAAACTTTCGCCGTCGGCATCAATATGCCCACGAAGACGGTTGTATTCACGGCTCTGGAAAAATTCACGGATGGATCCTTACGCCCCTTACGCTCCGCCGAATATACACAGATGGCTGGTCGGGCAGGGCGTCGGGGGAAGGATGACAGGGGCTTGGTAATTTATCTGCCCCAGAGAGATCCTGCCGATTTGTTTGAAGTGCGTCAGATACTGACGGGACGAGCGGCATCATTTGGTTCTCGGATGAATTTCCACTATGACTTTGTCTTGCGAACAAAGGACACGCGGGCTTTGATTGAGATGAGTTATTGGTGGACACTCCTTCTGAAGGAGGTCCAAAGAAGTAAGAGCGAAGTCTCTGATGCCATGGCAACCCTTCAACAAAAGAGGAGCCTTCTGACAGCCGAGGATATGGAAGAGTGTCAGAAGAAGGAGGAGCTGGAGCTTCGCGTAGGAACGCTTCACAACGCAAAGAAGAAGGCCGCCCAACGGGAACTTGCCGCGTGGCAGGCGGAGCATAAGGAAAGCAAATGGAATCCGATCTTTGAGAGATACAAAGCGATTTGCGAAGCCTCTCGGACAGTGACCTCCTTGCAGGGGGTGGTGGAACAACTGGAGCAGGAGCAGGAGGTTCCTCAGATTCGCCTTCGTCAGAGGGTTCTTTCGGAATACGAATACGTAGATTCGGCCTTTCAGGTAACTCCACGCGGTTTATTGGCGTCAGAGGTGAATGAGGGACATCCATTTCTGACAACGGAGCTGTTTCTGCGCTTGGAAGGGAATGCTGCCGCATGGTCCCTGAGCGAACTATTGACTATTCTCGCCATCTTCTTAGGCGATTCGCCGAGCGAAGATGCCCCGCCGATTTCTGAGCTGAGTGTAAAAGGGTCTGTTCGGGCTGAGCTTGCGCGGATCGCGAATGATGCGCGCCTTGGGTACGAGCGCGAGAAGGCGCATGGTCTTCCTGACGACCTCGACTTCTGGACTCTCACGACCGAATGGGTGGAGCCGGTGGCCGCCTGGGTGGGCGGTGAGGCCTTGCTTCCTGCGGTGGCTGCGGAGTTTGGGATCTTTGAGGGGAATCTCCAGCGCGCCCTGATGAAACTCATGGGCTTGGTGGAGGAATTCCGGGCGATGGCTACCTTGCGCAGCGATATCGGATGGCTTGGCTTGCTGGAGGGGGCGCAGATCGTCGTGTTGCGCGACGTGGTCGTGGCTGAGAGCCTGTACTTGCGGATTTAGAGGAAGTGCTCAATGACTGTGGGGTTCAAATATATTATCATGATGACAAATAAGACCATTAGCGCGTAGGCAAAAAAAGCCTTGGTGGAAGAACCCTTGCTAAAGTTCTGTACAGCCAATTCTATAATACCCCATAATCCGACCCACCATAAGACGACCAAAAAGCCAATGGCGAATACATTTTTATCTGGCACCATCTTCTGCCGTTAGGGTGATAATAATTTGAAGACGATCTTGTCCTTCCACCGCGCCTCTTGGCGATTCTCGTACCACTGGATACTGACGGGGGTGCTTGGGCGGATCTCGGCAGAAATGTTTTTCACTTGTATCGCAGTCTTCCAGGCGGGAACCCAGACCTTGGCCTTGCGCTTTTCCGAGTTCACGGATACCACCGTGCCTTGGACTGCAGCCGCGGCGGACGCGTCCTTTGACAGGGTCGTCATGAAGAAGAGGTCGCGCTGGAATGCCTTGGCCTGCTTCTGGCGCCGGTTCATCTCATCCACGAGGGCTTGCTGCGCTTCCTGCGCTTGCTGCGCTTGCTGCGCTTGCTGCGTTTGCTGCGCAGGACCTTTGCCCAAGAGGGCCGCCTTGATAGCGCGCTGGTTCACGATGTCGGCGTACCGGCGAATAGGCGACGAAGCATACGCATACGCGCCCAGGCCGAGAGCTTCATGCGCAACCGAATCGGCCGTCGGTAGACAGTACTCGGCAGATTCATAGAACAGGAATTCAGGCACACCGGGGATTTGGACACGAGTCGCCGTGCCGCCCTTTTGCCGCCGCAGAATACCTGTACCCGCCGAAGAAAGCATCTTGCCGGCTTCTTCATTATAGAAGATCATGAGGCGCTCCACAATCACGTGGGAGTCAGGTGCCTGCGTGATCTTCTGGAGAAGCTGGAGTTCCGGGCTAGTTCCCAGGGCCTTGTCGGCCTCGTCGTATGTGTAAGAGAGGGTTGTCTGGGTCAGCGTGCTCATCCAGCGAAGATTCGCAGGTAGCCATGCGCCCTCCTCCACGTCAAAGCACAGACTCAGGGTCGGCTTGGCTTTGCCAGGCAAGAGGGAGAACGTATCCTCGGAAAACTCCCTGGCAAACATCGGCTGGATCGCATCACCAGCCGGTGTATAGAAACTCGTGGCTCGACGGCGCGCCTCCAGATCAAGAGCAGACCCCTCTAACACCCTTGAGGAGACATCGGCAATATTAATCGCGATTGTCCACTTCGTGTCGGAGATTTTGTGAACTGTGAAGGAATCGTCCACGTCCTTACACCCCGGAGGATCTATGTGAAAGGTGGTGCCGAGGAGGATCTGTCTGCCTTCTTGTTCTTCTTCTTCAGCGAGAGGAGGAGTCGGTGTCTTGGCTGAAAGATCCTTCTGACTATCGTAGGCATACGTGGTCAGAAGAAGCTTGAGCTCGGATTCATCCGTGGGTTCTCCGAGGTTCTGTACGATATTGGCTTTGGGGAGTTCTCCTTGACGCTGTGGAGCTGTGGAAGGTTCCACGATCGCGTGAATATTGTAAAAGAGATTGCGTTGAGAACAGCCGACGGCCATTGGCCCAAATCGCTTGTCATAGGGGATGAAGCGGAAGAGAGGGACGCCACGGCTTGTGAGCCCATAGCGGACCTTGGACGTCAGCTCGAGTGTACCCGCGATACGATTATTGACGAGCATTGAGAGGACAGGCCATTTGCTTTTGTCGGCAGTTCAATTTTTCCGGCAGAAGATTGTCCGCTTGCGCCAGGTAGCTAGATAAGAGCCGTTTCTAAAAATTGAAAGTGGCCTGGCGGGACTATGTAGGTCCCCCCAATGGTTTACGTATATGAGAAAAACGCCGATGGCGAATATGTCTGCCCTCACTGCGCCTTTGTAACTGCGAAGCAACCGACGATGCACATGCATTACAAGGCGAATCATGACGGAGCGCTCAAACATAAGTGTAAGGATTGCTGTTACGAAACGGCAACGAAGCAAGCACTGGACAATCACATCATCGCCAAACATCCCGAGAAGTCGGAGACCTGTGTGATAAAGATTGCCTGTCCTTGCGCAGGATGTGAATATGAAAGCCTCACAAAGGGAGGTCTTCGTAGTCATTACACAATTCGTCATCTTTCCCAGTATATTACAAAGTTCCTCGGAAAGACAGAGAACAAACAGATTTCGTGTACTTGCTGTGGAGCAGTCTTCACAAGCAAGCCGAGCTTCGTATATCATCTAGTCAACTGCATGCCGGAAGAGGTTCGCAGCGACTCTACACACCGTGTTGGCCTCGGGCTTTCTTAGGTATCTTGCTGTTGAGGAGCATCCTTGTACATTTTTTGCACGGCCAAGACGATTTGATAGATGTGATAACCGAGGGCAGCGAATCCGAGCATGGCAAGTACCTCAAACGCCCATCTGGGAGTATCATAGCCCATACAGCCAATATAGAGAAGTATGGGCGCCACTGCCAGAACATGTAATATATTCACCCATACCGTGAGACCCTGGCCCTTCCACCGTGTGACAATGCGATAGGCGTGATAAAGAAGAACAACTAGGCCAAGTACCTGAAGAACCGTGAATACCCACGGCATGAGTTGGCCGCGCACGAACGCCACGTATAAGAAAAAGGGGGAGATGACCAAGACGTGAAAAGCAGATAGCTGTATATGATCCGTCATTACTAGTGTCTATCAGAAAAATTTGCGCAGAAGTTTCTCGGAGTGTTCCAGTGCTCCCTCTATCCACGCCTGTCTCTCGCTATAACTTTCCCCGCAAACATAGACATTCTGCCAGCAAGAAGGAAGAGGTCGCACGATCTTTTCGCTGAGATGTCCAGGGTCATACAAGCCAGGAGTCCAATAAGTACATCCGTGCTTCCATAGATGTGCCTTGAAAAATGTCGGCCGGGGTATATCCAAGTCAGGAAATAGTGCGCGCGTCTCCTTGCGGATTTCTCTTTCCAAGGAAGCTTCGCCCTCGGCCTTTAGAATTTTTGCCCAAGGCTCGGTATTTTCCGCATCTGTGTAAGAGGACATGACTATGCCTTTGTCGGCTCGGATAGGAATAATATAGCGGAGGGGAGAGTCTGTCACAATCTTAGGGAATCCATCAAACCAGGCGGGGGTCGGATAGACCGAGTATGTTCTTAGGAGAGGCTGCATCTTGAGGTACTTGAGTGCGGGAAGATTCTGGAAGGGGTTGATTTGTTTGAGGGCGTCACTGTGCACAGCGAGAATGACTTTGTCGGCAGCCAAGGTCGTATTTGCGAATTTACATACGATGGGGGTTGTGTTTTTTTCTATGGCTGAGAGGCGATGGTTCAGTAAGAAGTGTACACCACGGTATTCTAGGGTAGCGCGCATCCGTTTCATCAGTGTGTCCAAGCCCTCTTTCACAATATAAAATCCCCCTTCAGAACCCATCTCGCCTTTTAGGGATTTGAGCGCAAGATCTCCACGCATCGTATTAATTTCGGAGCGATAGGGGAAATGGTGTAAAAGGGTTTTTGTCTCGGCTTCGCCGTATACTTTGTAAAGGAGTTCTTCTACTGTATATCTGCCTAGAGTGGTGGGAGGAAGGTGTGAAAGGGCGCTGATAATAAAGTCGGATATATCTGACCATTGGTTTTCTTGGATCTTTTTCTCGTCGGAAGAAATCCAGGCTTCTTCGGCCGAAAGAGGTATCTTGGTGAGTTTGTATTTGTTTACATAACTGGTTATCAGTTTGTGAGAGGCGTGTATTCTTCCCGCTCCAGACTCCCACTGCAGACTGGCAGATCCCTTGCGATAAGTAAAGCAACGCCCGCCCACGTAGTCGTAGGCTTCCGCAATGGCGATTTTCTTGGTAGAGCCTTCACTGAGTCGCATGGCGCAGTGGAGGCCGGCTATGCCAGCACCAATAATGAGAATATGATAATCGGGATCCGAGGGCATCTTATGTATTGATGGATTATTCATTTGTCCTTTGTACTTAGTAAAGTCGTATGTATCCAGGCGGCCACCTTCGCCGTCTCGCTGGACTGTATGGGGCCAGTGAGTTTTCTGCCAGGATGTATCATGGCGAAACTCGGAATGCTTCTGACCTGGCAGTAGCCAGGGGTATAATTATTCTCGTCAATGTCGCATTTATAGACGGTGAGATTCGGGAACTCTTCCAGGAGAAAGTCCCATTTGATGCGTTTACAGGGACCACACCAGGGTGCCGTGAAGTATACTAAGGCCGGGGATGTAAGAGGGGAATTTGTATTATAAAGTTTTTCAAACATCTCTTGATTTTGGAGGGGGATCATTCTTGTCGGGGAAGAGTCCATTTGCGCTTCTACCCGCCGCAAGAAGTAATCCGCCACCAATAATCGCGGCCATCGTGGTAAAGGCGAAATAATCCAGGGATGTTTTTTCTTGGCCGCCTTGGCCGCCTTGGCCGCCGCCTTCTTGTGACTGTTCCAGTACATGTTCCTTTGCCGTCCTTTCTGCGCCTTTGTATTCATTGTCGTGTTTACGGAGAGCATCATTGAAATACACCGGCATAATATTCGGACTGAAGCCATCCTTATTCATCGTAAGTCCAGGATAAAGCACGTAGTCCATGAGAGAGCTACGGAACAGGAAGGGCCGTTTTATTCCGAAGATAAGCTCCACGGGCTTGAACAAAACAATAAAGATATCGCACAGGATAGACACTAATTCCAGCAGATATCCAACTGCGGCATAGCTGAGTGGGAAGATGTTAAAGAAACGTGCCATCGCATTGCCATAATCCCCAACAATCAATGATCCCACAATTCCAATAGGACACAATAAGCAGTAAAAGAAGAAGGCCCAGGGTTTTGCAGAATGTGTGCGATCTTTATAGGGGCTTGTGCTTAGAAATCCATCGGAAGGTACCCACATGCCTTTTGCGAGTCCGAGGGCTCCAAGCGGACTGTCCATGCCGAATAGATTCAGTTCTTCGTCCGTTAATCCCAAGGAAGAAAGCTGGATCAAATCATATAACCACGGATATCCTAGCAAAAATTTATTCCCAAAGTATACCATTACCGCAGTTTGCGGGCTTTTTAGAAGAAGATGGTGAAGACCAAACCAACCAAAAAATAATGTGAACCACCACATCCCATTGCGGGTATAATGTTTTTCTTGCCAAAATTCTGCTCTTGTATGGGACACAGCAGGAAATTCCATTCCCCTTACTGTTATGAATCTTCTATTAATATCAGCGGATAAACCCAATTGCCGGAACGGGTTTTTTAGATACGGAATAAGAGTCCTCCAAAACCATCCACGATACGAAGAACATTGTGGTTCAGTCCGTAGATTCGGACAGTGGCAGAACCTCTTGCCGGAACCACCGCGTTATTCATCTGTAACTGTAGGGTTATGGTGTCAATGCGACTGGCATTGAGGCTTCCGCTCGGCTGTACATCTTCGGGCTTGAGTGCGAAACTGTAGCTATATATATAGTCATTCTTCGGAATTGCCGTGTGGTACTGGAAAGGCTGTACAAGCCGGAAATAATCTGCGTTGCGCATGTCAAAGCGGTCATAGCCCTCTATGCGCACCAGGGCGGTGTTTATTAAATTCTGGTAGGCGTGCGGGCTTCCTATGGCGGGCTCCCCTATTGCCACATTCGTGTAATTGAACCACTGGTGCGCATTTACCGCCGCCGATCTCTGTACAACCCAGTACAGCTCCCTCAGAGGGTGATTGAACTCCATGGGGATTTGTACGGTAGTCGCAGTGGCATCAATTGATATATTCGGAGTGTACTGGACCTGTTCTATGAGATACTCGTGCGCATTGGCCACGAACCGGCGGCGCTCCTCCGTGTCCAGATGTACGTAGTCGCCGTATAAGGTCATGCTCGTGATAGAGGCGGAATTTGCGCTCTGAACACAAGGAGTGGCAGTCGGATTATCCACGACGAACATTTGGTCGAGGGCTCTTAGGGTGATATTGATACGGATCGGATGATATTGGATGGCGAGCAATGGCAAGAAAAGCCCGGGATTCTTGCAAAACCAGAAACGCAGGGGAATGTATAGGAAGAGGGGTCCGAATTGATTCACCTGCGCCGACGGCTTATTTCCTTGGTTCGCGCCGGCTGTTTTTCCTATCATGGTGTTCCATCCATCCAGCTTCTCACTCGTGATGGTCAAATTCGATAGAAGCTCCATCCATTCGCCGGTCTGTTTATCGATCTCTTGCTCGCCTATTTCTATACTCACTTCTTGAATGAGAGAATGGCCGACAGAATTCGGATATGATAGAGGAAGGCCTGTTACAGAGTCCTTTATCGCCGGAAGAGCGATTTCTAGCCATAGTGCGCCGAGTAGATCCCCCTTTCTCGGTAATAATACCGTGGTCCTTCTTCCAAAGTCCGGTTGACTGTCAAAGGGAATCACCTGTTGCTCCATGGAAAAATTGGTGTATCTGCGATACACCATCTTGAACCAGGTCACTTGAGGATTTCCGGTCAAGAAGACATCCTGCTTTCCTTGAGCCACTAATTGTAATAATCCTCCTCCCTGGGTCATTCTGTTTGTGTGTAGGATAATGCGAATCAGAGCGTAGCACGCAACTAGAAATTAATATTAGGTGAAATAAGAATGAGTGGTGGTGGTCAAAATACCATTGTCCTTCGCACCGTATATGCCTTGGATCCGAGAACAGGTCAGTATTTGAATTCCAATCAGATGCTTCTGACAGACGGCCTCGGAGGCACACGCTGGATAGATTCCATATCTACGTTGATTATCTCAGGTGGCTCGGTTATGAATGACCTTCCGTCAACAATACAGTACTTTTCAACGGCGATGTACAGCAATACTCTGTATTTTAATGGCCTATCTTCCATGTCGACGGACATGTATACGGCGATCTCCACACTTTCTACTGCGATTGGAAACACTCTGCCAGGATCCATCTCGAGGATGAATTTGCTGAGCACGGTGGCTGGTCTCGGTAGCGCAGGATATGTGAGTACATCGGGTGTCTATGACATCATCAGTAATGTATCCGCCGAAGGTAATGTGAGCGGGGCGAGCGTGAGTACTATCGCATCTGCCCTGAGCAGTAACTACAAGATATATGATATTAGCACGACCACCTCTTACATACAGGCGAGCACAATAAGTAGTTTTTCGGGTCTAGGTACACTTGGATATTTGAGTACGGCGAATCTAACAAGTACTGTAAGAGGGTTGGGTTCTGCCGGTTATATAAGTACTAGCGGACTCACAAGTTCTATACAGGGGCTTGGCTCTATAGGATATATCAGCACGTTCCATCTTGTGAGTAGTATAGAGGGTCTTGGCTCGGCAGGTTATATAAGTAGCTATAGTGGTTTGACGAGTACGGTGGTGGGTCTGGGTTCTGTAAATTATGTGAGCACAGATAGTTTAGTAAGCACTGTGCTTGACTTGAAGACATTTTATACTTCCAATGCGGGTGTAACAGGGGTTATGTTGGCATCTACGGTGGAAGGTCTAGGCAATTCTTCCTATGTGAGTACTTCGTCGCTTGTTAGTACAACGGAAGCTCTGAGTGTATTGAGAACATCTACGCGCATTGATGACGCTGGCAATGTGATTGTCATTGGGGGAGTAAATAATTTTTCAAATACAACCAATATTGTTTATATAAGCACTTTCTTAATGAGTTCTATCACATATTCGGGAAATCAGGGATATAGCTTTAACGCCACGAAGGTTCCTGGCTTAGAACATGATTTGACGTTTTCCACCGCTTCTATTGATTTCTCTGGCTTCAGTAATTATATTACGAGTAATTCTAGGATTACGATTGATGTGTACCCAAATATCGCGTTTTCTAAGTTGGCTACGGGAGCTACCGCCACGGCTGTTTTACCTATAAGCACGTTTTTGAAATATGGCGATATTAATATGTATAGTACAACGGTGACATCTTTTTTGAACGTTACCAACACTCGTGTGATGTTAGAGAGAAGTGTGGACGGGTTTCCGCCTGTATATGTAGATCAATCGAACTTCTTCAACACTCCTATTAAACTGTGTGTTCCAACAGGAGAGATTCGGTCGTTTTCGAATACATACAATCTGGTACATTATATGCCGAGCAGTTTGAACTTTAATTTCTACCAGAATGCGCTACACTCGAATGATATTACGCCTTTTTTCGGTTCTACTGGCTCGTTGTTCGTAAGTGTACAAAATTTACCTACGAATTAGTAGTATAAATGCAAGGTCCTACAGGTCCCACAGGTTCCACGGGTCCCAGAGGTGCTCCGACCCCTATATATATTTCTAGTACAGTTAATCCATGGACTTCTTCCGTTCGATCTGTATGTTGTGGGGGTCTTGAAACACTCTTGATTGGTAAGGGACTGGCATTTATTCCTGAGAACAGTGTTATTGTTGTGTCGCAGTTCGATTCTAGGCAGTTTTTTCAAGGCAGGGTGAGGATATATAATCCGACAACAGGCAATATCATCATATACGTTACTAAGGTGAGTGGGAATCCTTTGTTTCCGTTGTCAATATATAATATTAGTTTGAATCCACTTGATGGTATCATGGGAAACACGGGCACTACAGGGGCTACTGGTCGTACTGGGGCTACAGGGCCTACTGGGACTACTGGGCCTACAGGGGCTACAGGGGCTACTGGACCTACTGGTGCTACCGGTGAGACGGGTGTTACAGGGGCTACTGGGACTACTGGAGCTACAGGGGCTACTGGTGCTACTGGACCTACTGGTGCTACCGGTGAGACGGGTGTTACAGGGGCTACTGGGACTACTGGAGCTACAGGGGCTACTGGTGCTACCGGTGAGACAGGTGTTACAGGGGCTACTGGTTCTACCGGTGATACGGGCGCGACAGGTTCTACAGGCGCGACAGGTTCTACCGGTGCTACAGGTGCTACAGGCGCAACCGGTGAGACGGGTGCTACAGGTTCTACTGGTGCTACAGGTGCTACAGGTGCTACAGGCGCTACCGGTGAGACAGGGGCGACCGGTGTAACGGGAGCGACAGGACCAAGGGGTCTTTCAGGAGATTTATTCCGTTCCGTTACGACGACTTTGTGGACGTTTCCTTCTACGACCGTAGGAGATATAATAAGCATACCAATCGGCACTGGACTAGGATTTGGTACGGCGAACTCGGTTGTTATTTCTTCGGAGCCAGAATTAAACCTTTTACACTTTTTTCAAGGTCGTGTACTTAATTATAACAGTGAGACTGGTACTATCTATATTGTTGTAACAGGTGTGTTTGGTGATCCTGATTTTCCTCAAGCTCTGTATTACATAAATCTAAATCCCATTGATGGTCCTATTGGTCCTACAGGTGTTGCGGGTGTTACAGGGCCTACAGGCCCTGCTGGATCTGGATCTGGCTCGGGCACAAGTGGAACTGGACCAACTGGGCCAGCTGGCCCTACTGGCCCTCTTGGACCTGGCACAAATACAGGCCCTACGGGCCCTATGGGCCCTGCAGGTGTAGGACCTACGGGAGCTACAGGCCCTGGTCGTACAGGTCCTACGGGTCCTGGCGGTACGGGTCCTACAGGGCCTGGTGGCACGGGTAGTACGGGCTATACAGGTTATACTGGTCGTACGGGACCGACAGGGCCTGGTGGCACGGGTAGTACGGGTCCTACAGGTCTTATTGGTCCTACGGGTTATACTGGGTATACGGGTCCTGGCATCACGGGTCCTATTGGTCCTACAGGTGTTACGGGTTATACGGGTTATACTGGGTATACGGGTCCTGGCATCACGGGTCCTATTGGACCTACAGGTCCTACGGGTTATACTGGTCGTACGGGACCGACAGGGCCTGGCATCACAGGTCCTATTGGACCTACAGGAATAGCAGGTTCTTCCAACAGTTTTTATAACTATAGTGCTAATACAAGTACTACTAACGGTTCTTCTGTATATATTGGCGATGGTAGTATTGTATGGAACAATGCTGTACAGAGAAATTCCTCTGTTATTTGGGTAAGTCATAGTACATCTACCTGGTCTGGCACACAGCCATCATATGATATCGATGTATTCCTTGCAAATCTACAACAACTACAGGATTTTATCATACAAGAAAGAGGCCTCAGCAGTAGTTATCAAAAATGGGAGGTGACTGGAACTGTAACAAAATTGACTATTGGTCTGGATAATTGGTATGCGATTCCGGTGACATTGCTAGAAAGAGCTGGTAAAGGAGATACTGGGTTTCTTTCAAATAGTGAACTTCTATTTATTATTGTTTCAGGAATTCAAGGTCCTACTGGGCCGATTGGTCCAACGGGCTTCGCCACAAACACGGGAGCTACGGGTCCTGTGGGCCCTACCGGTTATACAGGTTATACTGGTTATACAGGTTACACTGGTTATACTGGTTATACTGGTCGTACTGGTCCTACAGGGCCTGGCCTTACGGGTCCTGCGGGACCTACGGGTGCTGGAGGTGCCACGGGCCCTGGTGGTGCCACGGGCCCTGGAGGAGCAACAGGGCCTGGCCTTACGGGTCCTGCGGGACCTACAGGTCCTGGAGGTGCCACGGGCGCTGGAGGAGCAACAGGGCCTGGCCTTACGGGTCCTGCGGGACCTACGGGTCCTGGTGGTGCCACGGGCCCTGGTGGTATAGGCACTGCGGGACCTACGGGTCCTGGAGGCACAGGTCACACAGGTTATACAGGTTATACTGGTCGTACAGGCCCTACAGGGCCTGGCCTTACGGGTCCTGCGGGCCCTACGGGTCCTGGAGGAGCTACGGGCGCTGGGAGTATAGGACCTACTGGACCTACAGGTGCTGGTGCTACGGGTCCCACGGGTCCCACGGGTCCTGGAGTTCCTACAGGAGGTAATACAGGACAAGTTCTCACGAAAAGATCTGCCACGAATTACGATACCATTTGGAGTACTCTGAGCGGTGGGGGTGGTGGGGGTGGTTCTTCAATGTATAATATTAACCTTATTTATACTCCTGCAACTAATGCTACTGTATCCAGTATTTATCCTACTGGATTTTCTACGAATTTGCCAAATACATTCACACTTGCGTTATCGCCAAATTCTAATGGTGGCAGCACTGCTAATGTGTTAACTTTATCAAATTCTGTTGTTACTGCAGCGGGTGCATCAAGTTATTATAAAATATTACCTACTTTTTGTTTGATAACGAATGCAATTGGTAGTGGTACTACGAAACTTTCTGATTGGGAAAATGCTCCATTAATGACTGCTTGGTCCCCTACAGCACTTAAGCTTCAAAACTGTAATGCTCTTAGTCCCAGTCTTCTATATATGAATACACAATATTCTACTTCAATGGCATCAGGTACTCTCATTACAAGTGCTAATGGGGGGGATGGATTGCCGCATACACTAATACGTGTGAATTTAATGTTTGACCCAAGTATATTGTAATGGCGCAATTGCCACCACCAATATGTTTTCAACTTACATGTAGTCAAGCAGGAAGCTACGGAGTTAATAACGGTAATACAACATTCCTAGCAGATTTTAATATATTTTTACAACAGCAGTATTTTGACCCAACTAGTTTTAATGTTCTTTTTTATAACTGTAATGATATAAAAGTAGGACAGTGGATTGGCGCAAATATTCCCGGATATGCGTGGAAAATTTTACAAATATTATCCGTAACTGCTGAATCTATTACATTAATCCTAGAAGATGAAGAAAATTATAATCAGAATATTGATTCGCAAGGATATTCTGGTTCTCCTCAACCAGGCTTAGCTGTTTATATATATTTTGAATTAAATACTGATGGGCAACCTATATTTACACCAACAATGGGCTCTTTTTCAGGGAGTGATGCCCAACTAACAGCAGATTTAATAGGACGATTTAGTGGTAGAAATCCCACTCGCCAATATGTAGATGTTTTACAAACTTCTCACGGTTTTCTTGGTGGAGAGCCTATTTGGATCGATCCCGCAGATGGCTATTATAAATCTGCCAATAATACAAATGCTAAGTATATTATTGGAGTAGTATCAGGTGTCAATATACCTAATTCAGATTGGTTCAGTTATAAAGCATTTGGAACTTATTACTACGATATTCAAAAGTTTTTTAGTGCCTTGGACTTATCTTCCTTTAACAAAGGGGATTTTATATACGTTTCTACCGATGGTGTAAATAACTATACAACAACCCCTCCTACAGATTATGCTATACCCATATGGGTGTATCTAGGACTTGATAGTAATGGTAAACAAACTGGAATTTTATACACGACCCCATCTTTATATTCTGGAGCAGATGGAGGAGGTGGAGGAGGCGGAGGCGCGACAGGTCCAACAGGTTTAGCAGGTCCAACAGGTCCTTCTGGAGAATCATCTAGTACAGGAGCAACCGGTGCTATAGGACCTACCGGTACCGCTGGACCTACTGGCCCCACTGGGTACGCAACAAATACAGGAGCTACAGGGCCTGCGGGTCCGACAGGACCTATCGGAGTAACTGGGCCTGGTGGAGAAGCATCTAGTACAGGAGCTACAGGGGCTACTGGCCCAACAGGATCTGGTAGCACCGGTGCCACTGGTGTGGATGGAGCTACAGGAGCTACAGGACCTACTGGTTTTACAGGACCTACCGGTACCGCTGGACCTACTGGCCCCACTGGGTACGCAACAAATACAGGAGCTACTGGACCTGCTGGTCCGACAGGACCAATAGGAGTAACGGGGCCTGGTGGAGAATCATCTAGTACAGGAGCAACAGGGGCTACTGGCCCAACAGGATCTGGTAGCACCGGTGCCACTGGTGTTGATGGAGCTACAGGAGCTACTGGTGCCACAGGAGCTACTGGCTTAGTTGGACCTACTGGCCCCACTGGATACGCGACAAATACAGGAGCAACTGGCCCTGCGGGCCCGACAGGAGTTGGTAGCACTGGTGCCACTGGTTTTGACGGAGCTACAGGATTTACAGGGCCTACTGGTTTTACTGGAGCTACTGGCACAGCTGGACCTACTGGCCCCACTGGATACGCAACAAATACAGGAGCTACAGGACCTGTTGGTCCGACAGGACCTATAGGAGTAACTGGGCCTGGTGGAG